GCACGCCGGCGGACATCCACCCAGATCCCACAGATCACGACCACACTGCGGGCAATACTCCGGGACCTGGCAGATCGGCAACGCCAAGCGCCCCCACCCACAACCACAGAGCACCGGGACACGCTCACAAGAGCAATGGGAAGCGCTCACTCCGCACTCTCCCTCGCAAGGCTCACTGCCTCGCCCGGCGTCATCCCCTCATCGAACCAGTCTCGGAAGCAGCAATCAGGCAGGTCATAGATTGACAGCCCGTAGCGCCTCTGACAGAGACCGTCGACCGTTCCCATCCACTCATCAAACGTCGGTTGCTTCACTCAGATACCCTCTCACTGGTAACGCACGGACTATCCCGCGCATGTCTCGAGTCTATCCAGGCATCCGACTCGTGTCTATCACCTTACGCGCTTGTCAGGAAGGTTTTACAATCGTCAGAAAGGGAAGGAGGTGAATTGTCTTGACACTCCGAGCGTGGTTTTTGTGTACACTCGGTATGACACGAACGGGCCCGCATCGGATCGGAACGAGCTTCCACCCCTCCGGCCCGCCGGACGATGCGCGGACGGACGGACGGGCCGCGATCGATGCGGCTCGAGCGATCGACCGGGCCGTGGCGGGGGTGGCTGCGGGGGTCCGACGGCCGGGCGCTGAGAGAGATGATCGACCTGCCTTCTGAAATCCCTCCTGTCCTGCCCTGGTGGCAGAGGATGTCGTGATGGCTGCCCGACCGTTCCTGGAGATGGGTGAGCCGGTGATCATCGGGATCTGGACTGGTCCGCTGTACCGGGTGGTGGGGACGTGCTCGCCGAGTGTGCGGTTGGGTGGTAGTGTCGGGTGGCCGCGCGATGGTGCGCGAGCGAGTTCTGGAGGTGATGAGATGTCGAGCGGGTACGCGGGCAAGGAGTCGAGTGGAGCGAAGGGTACGCAGCAGAAGTCTGGGAGCTACGGGGACAGTCAGACGGGACCGACGAAGACGTCGGTGGCAGCGAATGCGGGTGCAGGGAGGGTGAAGGGTGGAGCGACGCAGAAGCCGCAGGCTCAGGTGGGGTTGAAGGACCAGAAGAGCGGGAACCGGGGGGGTTGACGGTCGGCGTGGACCAGCGGGTTCGGCAGGAGATGGTCCGGGCGGAGATCGTCCGTGACGCGAATGGCGTGGGGACGATTGTGGGTTACGGCCCGCTCGTCCCTCGTCACTTCTCGGAGCCGATCATGAATGCTCGCGAGCGTGAGAGGCTCGAGGAGTTGCGGGATGCGTCGCTCGAGGGAGAGCGGGTGGAGTTGGACGAACTCGAGCGGATGGCGATCTGTGGAGCTGCGGCGTTGATGCAGAGTCCGCGGCGGCCGGAGATGGGATTTGGGCTGAAGTCGTTGGTGCAGGTGATGGCGCTGCGGGCGCGTCGGGACCTGAACACGGTGGCGATGGCGGCGCTGCGGCTGCGCGAGAAGAAGGTCGAGGAGACTCGGCGGAGGATCGAGAGGCAGAGTTCGCTCTTGATGCCTGGGAAGAACCGTCCCGAGGCGGAGCGGCCGGAATCAGGGTGATTCCACGCGGCGGTAGAACTCTCGCTGCTCAGGAGGGTTCTCTCGATCGCGCGGTCGTGGGTAGATCTCGCTGTAGATCTGCAGGATGCGCAGTCGTTCTGTGTTCCGCACGCAGGTGTCGCGCTCGTTCAGATGCTGAATCCACTGCGGGTCGATGCTGGCGCGTCCGTAGTCAGCCGGCTCGACCTTCGCCGGCTCCTCGACCCACTTCGCGAGCGCGTCGAACTGCTCCTTGGGCATCTTGCGGACGAAGATGTGACCGGGCGGTTTCTTGAGCGCGATGTCGAGGCATTCTGGGCAGATCGCCTTGTCGTCGAGCCAGTCGATGTGGCGATGCTCGGTCTCGTTCCAGGCTGGTTTCACCATCCCGCACAGACAGCATGTGACGTACGCGCTCATTTCGGCTCCTGTGGATGCTCGATGGGGATTGCAACCCGATTCCAGTCCCTGATCGCCTCCCACTTCGTCAGGCGGACAGGTCCGCTCCAGCACTGACCGATCTTTCCGCTGTGGTTGTTCTCGCACTCGACCCAGGCCCAGTTCGTGGGCGCGGTGCGGAGGTTGGCCTTGTCGCCGCAAGGGCAGCGCGCGATCGCTTCGTTCACTGCACCCACCCCCGCGAGTTCTGCAGCCGGTACACGAGTTCCTCCAGGCGCCGGATGCGCGGCGTGAGCATCGCGCTCGCGGTGAGGTAGCCGCCCGTGTACGCGAGGCAGGCGGCGGCGAGGATGGAGAGGGCGGTGGTCACAGCAGCGCCTCCTTTCCGTCTGGAACTGCGAGTTCTCCATGCGGGCGCCCGTTGATGGTCGACCCGTCGAGGTTCATCCCGAGGTAGCGCAGTTCCTCATTGAACTCCTCGTTCGTCCAGCCGCGGACGACTCCGCCGACGCAGTTGCCGGGGCGCTTCTCATCGCTCCCGTGGAGCCCTCCGTGCTTGGAGCGCCACTTCGCGGCGTGCCATGCTCGGCGCACGCGAATCAGGAAGTCCATCTCTCGGCGATCGTTCCGCTTCTGCGCGGCCTCCTCACGCTTCATGAAGATCAGCGTGTCACGATCCCAGCCCTGGGTTTCTCGCTTCGCCTTGGCCTTGCCGGGCTCGCGACCGACCGCCCATGCGAGCAGTTCCGCCAGCGACGGCATGAACTTGCTCTTGGCGAGCGCGGAGTCCAGTGCACGATCGCGTTGCTCGGAAGTCAGCGCGGCGAGCTTCTCCCGGTAGAGGGTGAGCGTCTCCCTCGGCGTCTTCGAGCGCGGGTAGGCGATCATGAGCTTGGCGATCAGTTCGTCGGCGGTCACTGGGATGATCCTTCCTCGCGGATGAGCTGTTTCAGGTTCTCGAGGCCCTCGTTCACGAATTCTGTCTGGCCACCGGCGTGGCCGTTCTCTCCCTTGGGTGCGAAGACGCCCTTCCAGCCCTGGCGGATCGACTGGCGGAACCCGGCAGCCGCTCCATCTGGGCCGTACTGCCGAAGCTCCCGAAGGGTCGCCTCGACGCTCTCCGGCAGGAGCTTGTCCCAGCGCTTCTTTCGCCTGTAAGAAAAGTACTCCTCCATCGCGACACGGACGGAATCAGTGTCCAGTTCTGGGACAGTCAGGAATACTCCTGAGTAGTCTTGAGTACTCCTCCCTCCCGCTTCGGGAGGGTCTCTTCTCTTCTCTTCTCTTTTCTTCTCTGGAGGAGGTGTGGAGGAGGGATCGGCCTCTTCCTGGGACGGCCAGCGGCTGTACTTGGCTCTCCTGGACGGCGGGATCAGGCGCCCGGCCTTCTCTTCCCAGTCGGGGATCTGAATCCAGACCGTCTCCGCCTTCGTGAGCCGCAGGAGCAGGCCGGCGGCGATGCACGCCGAGAGAGCCTTCTCAGTCTGGGCGATCGTCTTCCCGAGGAGCGGCCAGACCTCGGCCGCGAGAACACGTGGCTTGGCCGACATCCGGCCCCAGGCGTCGGCTTGCCCGAGCGCCCAGGTGTAGAACAGGCGTGACGTGTCGTCGGGGAGGTCGGCGAGCGTCTCGCTGGTGGAGATCGCCGAGAAGAGCGCGACGTACTCGCGCTTCATCCCCGCCCGCCCTTGAGGCGCGCGGCGATCGCAGCTACTGTCTCGTTCGATGTCACGGGAGGCCCTTCCTGTTGACTGCCGGCCGCGCCCCTGATTCGGGCGAGGCGTGGGTTGCCGGTGGATCGCTCCCACCGGCCGCCTCTTTCCTACCCACTTCCCCGTACCCCGCGCAAGCCCCTGTCGCCGACGAGCGGCGCGGGCTACCTTCCTGGCGCTGCTTTTTCGTCGGCCGGCTGTCCAGGCGTCACTCTCGGGCTTGGCAGCCGGCTCTTGACATGAGTCACTCTTCTGGCAGGATCTGACTCATGACGACCTCCACGATCAGCGGCAACTGCGACTCCAAGACGTGTAGCGAGACGGCGAAGCGGCGCCACGGCAAGAACAAGGTCTGCCTGCGCTGCTACCAGCGGCTGCAGGACGGTGGCCCGCTCGAGGGTCCCTACCTCGTGAAGCGCAAGCTGAAGGCCGAGCGCACGAAGAAGGCGCTCGCGCTGCAGGCGAAGGGGATGTTCCCCGCGGAGATCGCGAAGAAGCTCAAGGTCAACACGCGGACGATCCAGCGGGATCTCGAAGCGGCGAGCTGATTTCAATTCCACCATCAACCGAGAGAGGACTGACCCATGCAGCTTTTCCAAGTAGCCGCGCTCCTGCACCCGACCGACGACGAAGCAGAGACTGGCGCCCAGACGCAGATCGTGATCGAGCCGAGCTGGATCCTCGCGCCAAGCGAGCGCGTCGCCGGGATGCTCGCCGCGCGCAAGCTCGACGAGAAGTACCTCGCGAAGATCGACCGCATCGAGATCCACGTCCGCTCTTTCTGAGAAGCCCTCGGACGGAGGGCACGGGCGGAATCACGCTGTCGCGCGTGGGCGTCCCGCTGGAGGAGCACGTTGCGCGGACGAACTTCATGGTCGGCCCGGCGAGTTTCACGTGCGGCGTGTACGGCGCGCAGTCTTCGCAGCAGCAGCCGCAGTATCCAGGCCCGAGCCTCTACGCCATGTCGATCTCGGGCAATCCTGGCGGCTCCGGTCGTCCGCCCGCGTCGGTGTATAACGTCAACGACCTCGCCGGCTCTGGCTTCATCGGCAACGATGGCGACGACGAAGACGATGATGACGGCGACGAAGACGACCACGAAGCGGACGATGACAACGCGATATTCGCCGCGTCGCAGATTTACCAGTGAAACCCCGCTCCCGCTTCAAGTACACCGAGAACGACCTCGCTGCGATCGAGGCCGAAGCTGCCGAGCGCGGCGGGGATGATCTGCGTCTGCGCGACAATTACCTGTTCTCCTCGCTCTTCAATCGCGAGAACGGCGTGCAGGACGGACGCGCGCTCTCGCGGCGCGAGTGGATCGAGACGTTCTTCACGATCAAGCCAAAGGCGGCGGGACTCCAGCGCATCACGCTGAATCCGGCGCAGCGACGACTGCACTCGACCGTCGAGAAAATGATCCGGCTGAATCTGCCGGTGCGGATCATCTGCCTGAAAGCGCGGCAGCAAGGCTTCTCGACCGACATCCAGGCGATGATGTTCGAGGACGTGCTGCGTGGTCAGAATAAGCGCGGGCTGATCGTCGCCGACATCGACGACCGCGCGGAGATGCTGCTCAAGATCGCGAACACCGCGCGCAAGAACATGCCGAAGTCCGAGCGCGGCGACTCTCGCTGGGACTTCAAAATGGACTCGCGCGCGGCCTACCAACTCGCGTGGGGAGATCCGATCACAGGCTCGATCGACATCACCTCCTCGCAGACCTCCGGTGCTGGACGCGGTGGAACGCTCGACTGCCTGCACTTGACCGAGACCGCGTTCTGGAAAGACGCCGCGTCGCAGGCGGTCGGCATCCTGGAGTCGCTGCCGGACTTGCCCGGCACGATGGCGTTCAACGAGTCCACTGCGAACGGAGACTCAGGCTGGTTCCGCGACGAGTTCTGGCGCGCGTGGGAAGAGCGCGACCGACCGCTGTGGGATCGCAAGTCGTCCTGGGTCTCGCTCTTCTTCGGCTGGTGGGAGCATCCCGACTACCGCTGGACGAAGACCTTTGGCGCGGGCCGCGAGTTCCCCGCGCGACTCTCTGCGCAGATCTTCCACACGGTCGACGCGGAGGAAGAGTGGCTCCTCCAGCAGCGCTACTTCCAGCGTGGCGCGGGCTGGAAGACCGTCGATTACGACCAGCTCGCGTGGCGTCGCAAGAAGATCGCCGACTACACCGGCAAGGGCGGCGTCGACAAGTTCAACCAGGAGTACCCAAGTCGTCCCGAGGTCGCGTTCATGTCCAGCGGCTTCAAAGTCTTCGACCAGGACGTGATCCAGCGGAAACTGCGCGAGGCGAAGAAGCCCGTGTGGACGGGAACGATCGAAGAGCCGTTCGCGCGTGTCGGCGCACCGTCGAGCTACGACGACGAGGCGTTCGAGGATCAGATCATCAACCCCTAACCGAGAGACCCACATGGCAAAGCCCAAGATCGCGAAGACCCCCGAGGACAAGAACAAGGCGATCACTCGCGCCGAGGACCGCGTGCGCGCGTGCGAGAATCAGCTCGACGCCGCGAAGGAGGTCGTGAAGGAGAAGAAGGCGGCGCTCGATGTCGCGATGACCGCGATGCGCGAGACGATCCGCGACGTTCCGCAGGGCGAGATGGCGTTCGACGACAAGAGCGAGTGAGTGCGTTACCCGTTCCTCAAGTCGAATCACATTCCAGCGCTGCCGTCGCGAGTCATGCGGCTCTGCTACTGGCGCGCGAGGAAGATCGCGAGGGACCCTGAGTCGCACGGGAAGTGGATCATGATTCCGGTGAGGCTCTACCGCGGCGGAGTCATCACGCTCGTCTACGAACGGCGCGGACGACAGGGACAACAGGCGGTCTTGGTCGGGAGTCGCTGATGGTCGTCTTCCTGGACCCCCGCCGCCCGCAACTCCTCGCGAACGCCTTTCTCGCGCGGCAGCACTTGCTCGAGAAGTGCAAGGCGCTGGACGCGGAGGTGCCCGCAGACTTGCTCGAGTTCGTCTCCCACGCGCTCGTGTGCGAGGCGTCCGGGCAGCGACTGGGCACGGCTCCAGTGGCCGATCGACAGGCGATGGGGATGATTCTTCAGGCGTTCGCGGGGAAGTACCGAAACCCCGTGGTTGTGCGGGCGATCGCAGCGTTGATTGCGTCGTCCATCCCGCGCTGAGAACCGGGGGTACTTGACAGGATCGTCCCGGTCGTCCTAGACCTTGTGGTCGTGGAGACCGTTGCCCGCTACCGCTTGGCGCCCTCCAACCGGGGCACGCTGAACGTCTGGCAGGTGCCCATCCCCGGCAGGGACGTGATCATCGGCTCGGATACTGCCGGTGGTGGTGCCTCTGGTGACTACTCCGTCGCGTGCGTCATCGACGCCGAGACCTGTGCGCTGCTGGCACTCTGGCGCGACCATCTTTCACCTATGCCGTGGGGGCGGGCCGTCGCCCGCCTGGGCTGGTACTACAACGAGGGCTTCCTCGCCTTCGAGACCGGCGTCTCCTCGCACGGCCTCGCCGCGTGTCACGCAGCGATCGCAGCCGGCTACCGACGCATCTTCAAGACGCAGAACGTGCGTCGCGCGGACATGCCGCAGTCAGAGCAGCTCGGCTGGCCGACGAACTCGACCACGAAGCCCTTGATGATCGCGCGCGTGCAGGAAGCGCTGGAGCAGAACCTCGACATCCCAAGCGAAGACCTCCTGCGCGAACTCTCCGAGCAGCGCTACGCCGACACCGGCACCGTGCGCAAGGTCGTGCCGGAGAAGCACGACGACATGATGATGGCCTACGCCGTCGCGCTGTGCGTGCGTGATCGCGCGTGGACTGCCGGACTCGTGCACGCCGCCAAGGCGAACGTCGTGATGGATGAGTCCGCGCGGTACTGGGCAGCGGCAGAAGAAAAGTGGAAGCGTAGGCAGCGGCACGTCCCGCGGAGGCTCGTCTCGTGAGTGAACTCGCCCTGTGGCTCGCCTGCGTGATTCCGGTGCTGTGCATGGGCGCTGTCGCGCTCGGAGTGACGCTGTTCGCTTGGCGCGTGATCGCTCGCACGGAGAGCGCGCATCGCGACATGTTGAAGGCGGTCCTCGTGGTGTCCGTCGCTCCCGCAGCTCCGCAACTCGCCGGGATGATGGAGTCCGCCGACGCGGCGGCGGATAAAGCGGCAGCGGAAGCCGCTGCGGGCAGGGCAGCCGCTGAGGCCATGAATGCGAATCACCGCAGGTTGAGGCCGGCACACTGATGGTCACGGCCCCCAACTCGCTCGGCGATCCCGACACGATCCAGATGCTCACGAATCGGATCGACGCGCGCGGCATCCGCATGGAGCGCTACGCGATGGAGGAGGTCTGGCTGAAGAACATGGCCTACTACTCGGGCCAGCAGCACTTCTACATCGAGGGCGGGCGGATCTGGGACGCGACTCCGCAGATGCCCGAGCACAAGGTCTTGTACCGCGTCAACCTCACGCGATCGGCTTGCCTGCGCGCGGCGGCGAAGATCCTCAACGTCCACCCGAAGTTCCGCGCGATCCCGGCGACCGACTCGATCAAGGATCGCAACATCGCTGAGGTCTCCGAGCGCGTCTTCCGGCACCAGCTCGACACGAACGATTGGGACTACCTCGTCAGCCTGCTCGGAACGATGTGGGCGCAGATCGCCGGCAGCGCCTTCTACAAGGTCTGGTTCGACCCGCTGATCGGGGAAACCGACCGCTTCTACTACGACGACCCCAAGCAGAAGAACGTCATCCCGCAGGCGATGCTCGACGCCGCGGAGATGGCACAGAAGGATCGCGACGGGCTGTTCGAGGACTTCTCCAAGGGCGACGTACGCATCGAAGTCGCGACACCCTTCGCGGTCTTCCACGACTGGACCTCGCGCGACAAGAGCGTCGCCGGCTGCCAGTGGATGGGCGAGCGGCACTTCATCGACATCGACCTCGCCGCCGAGCGGTTCAATCGCGATCCATCCGACTTCCAGGCCGAGGAGACGACCACCGGACTGATCCAGTACGAAGAGGCGATCGCGTTCATGACCTCGAACATGAACGTCGCGCCGTTCTCCTGGACGACGCCGCAGGACAAGCGCGGCAAGCGCTGCATGATGGTCGAGCTCTGGGAGCGTCCGTCGCGCAAGCACAAGAAGGGCCGTCGCGTCGTGATGGTCGGCAAGCGCATCGTGATCGACGGCGACAATCCCTACGCAGGCGATCGCACGAAGGTCTCGCACCTGCCCTACGTGAAGCAGGACTGGACGCCGCATCCGGGCCGCTTCTGGGGATCCTCGCTCGTCGAAGACCTCACCTCGCCACAGCACCACCTGAACGACGCGCGCGGCTGTCTCTTGGAGTTCCTGAGGATCTTCGGGCGCCCTGCGACCTTCGTCGGCACGAACTCCGGTATCGACCCGACCACGATGACGATCGAGCCTGGCGGCGTGTACGCGGTGAACGAGATCAGCAAGGGCGTGACGCACGCGCCGACTCCGCAGCTTCCGCCGGACGTGACGAACGTCGGCTCGATCTGTCAGTCGGACCTACTCGCGATCGCAAGTCAGTCAGAAGTCGACGGACAGAAGCTCCCCGGACAAATCCGCTCGGGCGCCGGACTCCAGGCCATGCAGGAGCAGCGCGACATGGCGCTCTCTGTCTCCAGCGCGCAGGCGCTTCGCGCGACGCGCGACGTTGGCCGAATCTCACTCACGCTCGGGCAGATGTTCTATGACCAGAAGCGAACGCTGCGCTACCTGGAAGACGAAGATCAGTGGCAGTATCTCGACTATGCCGGAGCCGACCTCACGAACGATCTGGTCATCGTCGGCGAAGCGTCGATCCTCGACACAACCGCTTCGCGCAAGGCGCAGATCATGGACGCCGTGCAGGTCGGAGCGCTCCAGCCCGCACAGAATCCAGAGGATCGCGAGATCTTCCTCGCCGCGATGAAGTTTGACAGCGCGACGATGCCGATCAACGTGAAGCTCCAGGCGCGCAAGGCGACGGAGATGGCGATCAGGAAGATCGTGCGCGACCCGGCGAAGTACGCGGAGAAGGGCTATCCGATCTTGCCCTTCGAGGACCACGCGACGTCGGCGAACGTGCTCGTGTCGTTCATGTATCGCGCCGAGTTCGACAATCTCGATCCGTTCACGAAGAGCCTGATCACGATGTTGTGGCATCAGCACGACGCCGCGATGAAGCAGGCGCAGCAAGATCAGATGGCGATGATTCAGGCGGCGAAGGGAGCGCCCGGCGTCACCGGGACTGCTTCTCAGCCCTCACCAGCCCTACCCGGCTAGAAGGACCACCCACCCGTGGCCTCCAAAGAAGATCCGAAGAACGCACTCCTCGCGGGCGGACAACTCACAGGCGATGCCGTCGCCGAAGCAGCCGCGCTCACACGCGAGATGAATGCAAATCGCGAGACGACGCGACGCATCAAGGAACAGGAGCGCCCCGCGCTCCAGTTCATTCCGATCGACGAATCCGAACGCGAGGCTGCGTGGGACTCCGCCGAGTGGCTCGACAAGCGCAATGAGGACGAGGCGAAAGTTCGCCAAGAACTCCGCGATGCCGAGAACGCGAAGTACCGCTTCTACCTGAAGTGCCGCCAGGGTGTGCACGTCATCGGCGGACGTCCGGCGCAGCCGCACGGCATCTACTTCAAGCAGAATCCCTCGAGCAACGCCGTCGGCGATCACGACTGGAAGGCGACCTACAAGCCGACCTTCGAGGAGATCTGGCGACAGCCGATTCTATGCCAGGTCTGCCTGAAGATGGGGCAGGAGAATCCTCTCCCCTACGAGGTCACGGACTACCGCCGCGGCCTGTGGCGTCCCGACCTGCGCTGGGTCTGGAAGACGCCGCTCGATCGAGATGTGTGGCTCATCGAGGGCGACACGCGCGGGAACGATCTGCCGACAATGGCATCGAACCTGTGGCGCGAGGATCTCGAAAAGAAGCACGCCGAGCACGCCGCCAAGAAGGCCGCGCTCGTGCAGAAGGGGGCGTGATCCATGAGCGACCAACCCGTCACTCAGAACGCGCCGCCCGCACCCCCGACCGTCATCAACGCCGATGCAAACGTGATGGTCCAGGGTCTGAAGGTCGATCGAACGGTTTTCTCCGAGCCGCTCTCGAAGGTGGTTGCTCAATACCAGACGCAATCCGCCGCCGAGAAGCGACTCGCCGAGGCGAACGCGCTCCTGTCGAGCCGCAAAGCTCAGATCGAGTTCGCCACAGACTTCCTCGCGACGGCGGAGAAAGATCCCGTCCGCGCGTTGGAGCAGATCCGTAACCAGCTCCAGATGCGACTCGGGCGCCCTATCCGGCTCCCGAGCGAAGTGAGCGGCGGATCGGACGGGATCGGCGGCGATCTCGCTGGCGTGGAGCAGGTGCACGATGCGCAAACCAAGCGCCTCGAGGCACAGCTCGTGGAGCTCACGAATCAGGTGAATCAGATGCGCACCACCACCCAGGTCGCATCCGGTGAAGCCGAGATCGCGCGTGAACTTGACCAGTACCAAGCCTTCAAGGGACAGGACGAGGCGTCCAAGAGGCTGCGGTCATCCATCGCACTTGCAATCGCAGGGCTGAAGAACGCGAACCCTTCAGCGAACACTTCCGACCTCGTGAGCGAGCTTCATGCCGGCCTCGCAGGGCTCGCTTCCACGCAGGCAACCAACGACCGAAACAAACTGGCCGAACGTGCGACAACTCTTGCCGGCGTTCCATCTGGCTCTGGCACTCCAGCGCTCACCGATCAGGCTCCTCCGCCCACAATGGCGGACGTGAAGAGCAAGAAGTTCGGGCCGCGCTTGATGGCCGATTTCACGAGCTGGGCGGCACGACAAGCGTCCGCGCGGTAGGTCTCGACTCTTCAGATGGCATCAGGTATCGACAACGCAACTGGCGTGAACTTCGCCGTGGGTCAACCCTACGCCGAACACTTCATGACCAACTTCTTCCTGCCCGTGATCGCGGACGCTCGCAACAACTCCAGCGTGTGGTGGAACATGCTGAAGAAGGTCGCGAAGGAGCCCGTCGCCGGCAGGTTCATCGTCTGGCCCATCCGCACGACCCGTAACAACGGTCGCGGCGCGATGCGTCCGGGCGGACAACTCTCCGACCCCGGCCAACAGGGCGGAGCGACGGCCTTCCTCGAGACCCGGACATATCAGGGCCGGATCAAGATCGACGGCGAACTCTTCCGCCGGGGCAAGACCAACGGTGGCGCTTTCATCGAAGCCCAGACCCTCGAGGTCGAAGGCCAGATGGACGACATCATGGTCGACTGCAACCGGATGGCTCATAACGACGGTTCGGGCCGGATCGCGGAAGTCGCCTCGACGACCGCTGGTACGAGTCTCGTTCTGCGCGTGAACCAATCGGTCGAAGGCGCGGCGGCGTGCCCGACGAAGCCGGTCATCTACCTCGAGGTGGGCGACAGGATCGGCTTCTACGCGGCAGCGACTGACGCTCTCCGCGTGGGCACCGTGCTCACGACCCAGCAGGGCTACTACGTGGTTGCGATCGTCGACTTCCAGACGATCCAGATCTCGGCTACGCCCGGCGGTGCTGCTGTCAACATCAACACGATCGCTTCGCTCACCGTGGGCGATTGGGTCGTGCGCGTGAACGAAGACACGATGACCGTGGCGGCTCCGCAGAAGTCCTGTGGCGGTCGCAACGAACCCGCTGGCCTCGCCGGCATCTTCTCGGATGCTGGCGTGCTCGACGGGAACGGCATCTTCTCTGCGGGCACGCTGTTCGGCCAGACCGTGTTCGGCCAGCAGTCCGGCGCGAACGACTACCAGACCACGAGCAACGCGACGGCCGGGTTCCAAGGGAACTCGACCACCACCTCGTTTCCGTGGAACCGTGCGGTCGTGCTCGACAACGGCGGCGGTGGATCCCGCCCTCTCAGCGAGGCTCTGCTCCAGCAGTCCTTCTCGGACGCGGAGGAGCAGAACAACGCGAACATCCAGCTCCTGCTCTCAGCCTACGGCACCTACAACTCGTACGTGAAGCTGTTGACGCCCGACAAGCGCTACAACGACACGCTCGAGCTGAAGGGCGGGCACAAGATGCTCAGCTTCAACGGCGTTCCCTGGTACAAGGACCGCTTCTCCTACGGAGGTCGGGTCTACGGCCTCAACCTCGACGCGCTCTGCGTCATGGAGACGGAACCGCTGCAGCCGCTCACCCAGGCGGGAATCCACGTCTGGGAACGGCTGAAGGACCAGGACAGCTACTGGATGGGCCACATCACGAGCTACAACGTCGGCGTCACCGACGTCCGTCAGCGCGTGGGCTTCCTCCTCGACGAACTCGCCGCGTAAGCGACGAGGGCCTCTCGTTCTTTTTCTCTCTCTGTCCATGATGCGAGCTGGCCGGCGGGTGTTGACGCACTCGCCGGCCACTTCCCGAACAACCAGTATCCGGCCTGAAAACCGGGGGAAACTATCCACATGATTCGCGGCAAGAACTTCCAAGGCGTCGCCAAGACGATCACGAGCAACCTCTGGATCGTGCCCGTCATCAACACGGCCAACGCCTATCACATGGCGGCCGGAACTCTGCAGAACATCGCCGTCGGCGGTACGCCGACCGGCTTCCTCTCGCAGTACACGAAGAACCCGCAGTCGCTGTTCTTCACTGCGGTCTTCGGCGGCGGCACGCTGACATCGTTCGTCCTCCAGCTCACCGGAGAAAACATCTTCGGCGACGTCCAGACCGAACAGCTCACGTTCACGGCCGTCACGGGCCTCACGCTGCAGACGGCTCTCTGCTACCGGCGCGTCACGGCGCTCACGGTCGTCAGCTACACCGGCACGCAGACGCCCGCTGCGACCGACACGATCCAGTTCGGCTACAGCCTCGTGAACCCGAAGATCCCGCTGCTCTGTCGTCTCGACGCGCCGCAGTCGATCCTCACGGTGAACGACATGAACCAGCAGACGAAGGCGAGCCAGCCGACGTTCGCTGTCACGCTCGCCAACCCGGCCGTGACGGTCGGAGGGAACACGAACCTCCCAACGCTGGCGACTGGCGTGCAGGCGTACCTGATCACGCTCACCGGAACGATCGTGGCTTCCGCCACGGGCTCCGGCGAGATCATGATCTATCTCAACCCGGACGACAGCCAGCTCTGAGATGCGGCTGACGATCAAAGAAGGCACGGCGGCCTGGAGGAGTTTCAACTTCAGGCCGCCGGATCCGATCTGGGCGCCAGCGGGCGTTCTGGAGCGGACTCGTCGAAAGCTCGCGGAAGAAAACTGGCGGCTCTCGGTGTGGTGGTCGCATTGCCGGATGGCCGGCTACGATCACGAAACGCCCGGTCGTTGGCGAATCGTCGAATGGATGCCCGAGCAGATGAACTGGGCGACGATCTTCTACTGGGAGGGACCCGAGGGACAGTACCGACATCCCGACGACGCGGACGCCATCATCCGCAGGGTCCACCGCGCCGACCGGCCAATCGACGAGATCGACGCCGAGAACGATCGCCACAACGCCCAGATCGACCAGAAGAAACGGCGAGAGCACATCAAGGTTCTGCTCGAGCACTATCTCGACCTGAAGGAGCGCGACCAGGGCATCCGGCAGACATTCGGGCCGGGCCACATCCGTCGCCGGCAGGTCAAGGCGTCCGACCTGGACAACACGAACCACAAGAAGTGGCTCGCGGCGGAGCGAATGACGTGAACCTCTCCCAGTTCCTGACCCGCATTCGCGACGAGCTCGACGACAATGCGAAGCTGAAGTACAGCGACGCCGAGCTCGTTCGGCACATCGACGAGCAGTCGCGCACTCTCTGCCGCCTGCAGATGCGCGCGAACAAGGAGTGGTCGAACTTCGCGGTCGCGCTGCAATCAGAGGACGCGCGCAAACTCTTCAACAACACCTACGAGTGGAAGCTGCCGTCCTGGATCGAAGCGGTGAAGCGGGTCTACATCCGCGTGAACTCAGACGGTACGGGCGAGTCGACCTTCAGCCACTACAACTGGACGCTCAACACGCAGACGCTCGGGACGATGGTGTCGAAGACCGACGCGACGAGGCGCTCGGGCTGGAGCTGGGAAGGCAACCACACCTTCCGCCTGTGGAACTTCACGTTCGTCCCCGAACTGACCTTGGAGGTGGTGGCGGACCCCTCGCCGATGTTCAAGGCGGCGATCCTCAACATTCCCGCGGCGCCCGTCGCAACGTCCTTCTTCCTGCCTCCGGCGCTTGCCGCGAACGACCTCGGCGAACGCGGCTACGTCGAGGAGGGCATCTACGTGAACGGCGAGGTGCAGGTCACGGCCACCACGGGCGCTGCTGACCTGAAGCTCGGCCAGACTCGGAGGATCGTCTACTCGAATGCGGCGACGATCGACTCTGGCACGCGCCGTCACCAGCTCACCTTCGAGTCTTCGCTCGCGTCCAATGTCGCCGTCGGCGACACGATCGAGACGCTGATCCCGGTCGCAGCCATGCACTCGCGCATCCTCATGCTGAAGGTGCTGAATGCGGCTGCGGTCAAGAAGTTCAACATCGACCTGCAGCGCTCAATCGGAGCGGAGCTCGGCGAGGAGATGGCCGCCTTCACGGAGTGGGCCAGCAAGCCGCGCGACTCCAATGGTCCGTTCTACATGCTCTCGTCCCCGCGGATGCGAGCCCCCTACGACCCCGACACTCGACAGATGGGCTACGTGCAAGGAGCTTGGCAATGAGTCTGATCGTCGTCACGAACGGTACGAACCTGACCTTCCCCGGCGACGGCACGGGCACTGGCACGGCGATTCGCGGCACAGCCTCTTCAGCCACGGTCACGTACACGGCTACCACCGCCACCGACACGGCCGCCGGAATTCCCGGCGCGGGCACGCTGCCGGGCGACTTCGTGTTTCTTCCTGGGGGCATCTGGGGCGTTGTGCAGAGCTATTCCGGCGCGGCGAACAACACCGTCGTAACAGTCGATCGCTGGAGAAAGGCAAATCTCACGGATCCGCCTCCTCAGCTCGTCCCTCCGGTCAACAGCGTCTTCACGATCCACTCGCCCTGCGGAGTCGCCGGCTTCGGGCCGTTGACGCTGCAGAAGATCGACATCATCAATCCAGGCGCTGCCGGAGCAACGCTGCTGATCAAAGACGTGAGCGGAACGACGCTCGTAACCGTCACGACCGGTGCGCAGGCCGTGAACTGGGTCATCGACTTTGGTGACGATGCCCGCGACGGCGGCTGGGATTGGAAGACGCCCTTCTCGCTGCAGGCGACGGGCGCCCTCGTCGCGATGGCCGTCTACAAGCCCAGCGGACGCGCGGGATGAGCCTGACGCGCAGGCCCTACCGAGAGACACGGATCCCCGGCCTCGCTGGGGGCCTGAACGACACTCTCAACCAGACGCTCCTCAACCCCGACCAGTCGCCCAACGCGCTGAACGTCGAGTTCAACCGCGAGACGGTGCAGTCGGCCAAGGGGGCGATCAAGTTCAACAATCAGGTCGCGCCGAGGTCTGGGTTCCGCTCGCGCATCGATCAGAGCTTCTCGCCGCTCTATATCGAGAGCGGCAAGGCCGTGCCGCTGCGTGGCTACGGGTACATCCCGTACTCGCCAGACTACGACTTCGGGGGAGACTTCGCGTCCGACACGGGCGGCGCAGACTTCGTGCGCCGACGCGGCGTGGACTTCGAACTGAACGTCACCTTCAAGCTGCCGCTGGAAGAGAAGCTCTACGAGGCGCCGACGCTGGGCGCTGGGGCTCCGGTGACGCCCGACGCCGCCTTCAATCCACCCAACGGGTACGACGAGGCGCTCGACGAGTGCTTCACGATCATCCAGAAAGGCGGCGATCGAGCGACGCCGATGTCGTGGGCGCTTGCCGTCGTGAACATCGGCAACGGGGCGCTGACCACCGCATCGCCGCAGCGCGTCAGCAACTACGCGCTCTGCTGGATCTGGTACGACGCGGCCGGGTGGGGCGCAACCGAACCGGCCACGATGAAATACAACCTGACTTCGGGGCAGAATCCGAAGTCGGGCGGCGCCTCAGCCTTCTGCACCACCGCGCTTCGTTCGATCCTGATCCACAAGTTCATCGAGCCGGGCAAGCGCTATTCGGTCGTCGTGCAACTCCGGCGCGACAGTGGAACGCCGGGCAGTCCCTCGACGAACACAGCCTGGAATGGAGACGGCTCCTTCCAGGTGTGGGTCAGTGAGGATGAAGAGCGGCCGACGCAATACTACGCAGTCGACACGGTTGGAGTTCTGAGCGTCAGCGGCATGGAGGTTCACAAGGGTCCGCAGGACTCGATCGACTACCTCGTTCACTACGGCATCCGCTACAGCGGGCGCGACGCGATGTTCTGGGGGCTCGGCTTCCGCCCGCATGTCTGGAGAAATGCGAGCTTCATCCCGTGGGGGGCGGATGCTGCGCCGATCCAGACGGGAGGTTACCGGATGATCGATCGGTCGAACCAGACCCGCGACAGCATCTTCGGCATCGGGATCTACACGCTCACGGCCACTCACACGCTTGGAGACGCCTACGTCACGATAAATCACCGCGGGTTTTCGGGAGGCAACACACATGGCGGCACGGACCCGATGGGGTTCTTCGTTGGAGGCGCGTACACCGAATGGGACGGCCTGAATGCGTTTGCCAACGTCGGAACTCCGTTCAATCCCGAGGCGCTTCGCGGATACCGACTCGTCACAACCGCAGACGACACTGACGGAACGCCCGACGCGAAGGGGATGATCATGAACATCCTCTCGTACGCGGAGACGCCTGGCTTCCGCGTGACGGTCTCGAGCGGGGCTGCGATCGGCACGTTCGGCGCGGCAAGACCCGTGCTCGTGCAGGCGTACCGCTGGCATCAACGCGAGATCGAGACGTGCGAGCTGCGGATCTGGAAGTCACCTCGCGCCTACGACGACGCCGATCAGAAGCTCGCGATGCGGAGGAGAAACTCCATCCACGGCTCGATCGAGATCGACGATGCCACAGAGCCGGATCTGGCCAACCTCCTCGCGCGCTGGCCGGCGGACGATTCGGGTGGGTCCGTGCTGCGCGAGTCCGTCAGCGGAGGCAAGCGGCACGGATTCTTCGCGCCGTTCGGCCTCGGAGTCTCAGATGGCGGTTCTCGTGGCCCGAACCTGCTCTTCCTCTCCGGCGAAGGCGAAGCGTGCAAGATCGACTTCAGCACGAACCCGATCGCCAAGAGACTGATCGAGCGCATGCTCGGCGGACACACGCAAGGCTTCGCTGTCGAGATGACGTGCGTCATGCCGGAGGCCAGCTATTCGGTCGCCGGCCCTCCCGAGACGTTGCCCGATGGTGGAGTCGTTCCGGGCTTCCGGCCACGCTTCGTCTCCGACCTGATCACATGGGACGTGCCGGATCCCGACGCCTCGGGCATGAAGTCGGTGCCGCGCACCATCATCAGCCTCACGCACCGCGCGCTTCGCAACAATCAGACGTCCGCGGGCTTTCCGAATCCGGTTGCCTGGTCAGCCGAGGTCGCCAACCATACCGATCAAGAGAACATCGATCCGGTCGTTCACAGCGACCTTCTGCCTCTGTATCGAGACGGAGGCTTCCAATTCGTCAACAGGTACGACACGGGAGCTTCGTGGGTCGGTCGCTCGATCACGATCCAGGTCGGCATCCAGCCTGTCGTCGGCGGAGGCGCGGACCAGTACGACGTGTACATCGCCATGCGGCCGAAGTCGGCACTCAACCCGGCTTCTGGCGATCCGGCCGACGCAGAGTTCGCGTACTTCTCCGCTGGCGGCACGACCTACGGAGACAACCCAGGCTACTTCACCAGCGCACACATCACGATTCGCGCCAAGGATCTCGCGCGGTCGGTCGTGACGATCGGCGGGAGGTGGAGTCCGCGGGCACCGGCTGGCGCCGGAATCGCGCTCGGCTACTCCGAGCTGAACGCGCGCATCCTGCTTGATGAAGTGCGTGTGTTCGCGACCGCCGGCCCTGGAGCTCTTCCTGTGACAAACGGCGGCATCCCCACGCGCGACGGCAAGCTCAGCGGATCCAAATGCCTGCCCGCGCGCCTGCTCACGGAGGCCGACATCCTCCAGCCGCTCGGCCGCGGACTGCGCCAAGTGAATCTGGTCGAGGACTCGGTGACGGTGCTGCCCGCAGGTGGCGGCAAGTTCTTCACGGCCGAGCCTGGCGACACGGTGGACTCGGTAAAGGATTCGATGCTCATCGTGCGCGGTGACGAGATCAGCCTGCCCTCCGAGGAAACCGTCGGCGAGCAGCAGGAGGACTTCTACCGCATCGAATCGGTCAACTCGGACGGCTCGAGCCTCACGCTCTCCGACCCCTTCCAGAACGCTACGCGCTCCTCGGCCGTGGCTGCGGCGTTCCGCCTGCTCTTCTACACGGCGTTCGACGACGACCTCGAGGAGAAGGATCTCTCGCTCGGTGCGGGCAACGCCTACAACCCGGCGACTTCGACCATCACGTCGGCGCTGATCGTGGACGATCTCTGGAAGAACCTCTCTCCGGTCACGGTCGCGATGGGCCTGCGGATCTATTCGCCGCTGGGACGCGGCACGCTCGCAGATCTTCTTCCTGCGTGGGTGCGAGGACTTGTCAGCCAGCGCAAGAACCCGATCCTCGGGATCGCGAGCAGGAACGGCGTGGTCTATGCGGGCGCGCGAGGCTCGCTCTTCGTCGGCGACGATCGCTGGCGCGAGGACGGCCCGACGCAGGCGATCACGACGAGCCTCGCCTTCCGTGGAGCGCCGCTCACGGGAACCGCCATCTCCATTCCGCGCCACGACGACCGACTTTTGTTCCAGGGTGCGGCTCAGTTCTTTCTCAATCCCAACGACAACGAGCCGACCTACTACGAAGCGTGGGTCAAGCTCGACGAGATCAGCGAGTCGCAGACGATCGTGTGGGTTGGCGATCCGACTACCGACCCGTCTCAGGCGGCCGGCTCTACCCTCAATCGCGCGTATCTCATCCTCCGGCTCACCCGGGGCGTACCCGAGTTCGTCGTGGGATCGACGGCGACGCCCGCGACGGAGAAGGGCCTCTACGTTGCCACGGCCAACGGCGGAATTCAGCGCGGCGTCTGGACTCACATCCGCTGGTCGATTGCGACGCGCGGGAGCGGCACGATCCTCAAGATCCCGGCGCTGCAGATCAACGGACGCAACGTCGGCGTCACGGTGAATGCCGTCGACTCGGGCATTGGAGCGCCGACGTCCTCGGACTGGATGCTCGTGTCCAACCTGCTCGCATTGTTCTCGACCGCGCGGTTGCTCATCGGCGTCGCGCACGATTCGTACAAGAGCCCTCGCGACGAGACGGCCATTGCTGCGCGTGTCGAACAGATGGCACCGTCACGCATCCAGGGGCTCATTCACAGCCTCAACGGACAGCTCGCGGAACTCGCCGTCTTGGGTGATTTCGCCTGGTCGGGATCCGGCACCGGCACACCTCCGCCCAATTTCGATCCGTACAACATCGACTACAGCACGCTCACCGAGTTCTTCCACATCCTCGGCGCCGTAGGGACACGCAACGTGAATGGGGTCTCGACTGCGACCGGACAGGCCGCGATCGGCCACAAGGTCACGGACTTCACGGGGTTCACGGCCGATCGAGGTGTCATCCGCTCGAGTCCGTTTGTCAGTGTCTTTCACGAGTTCGGCCGCTCGAATAGTCCCGTGTCGTGGGCGCAGTTCGGTGAGACGATCTTCGCCGCGAACGGTGGACGACCTGCGGCGATACTCAACGACGTCGGTGCGTTTGCTGGCGAACTACCGCCCGGCCTGAAGCCCAGCGTCACGATCGAGCGTTTTCCGGTGTGGGTCGAGAACGTGCGCGACAAGCTCACGGCGCCAAATCCGGCAAACGATCCGATCGACGCGGGGGCCTCTGGCGCGACGCCGATCAACCACTATCGCTCGACGGGCAACGCCTTCTTCACGCAGAGCCTCTCAAGTACCGACGGCCCGCTCATGGCGTGGGCGACCGACAAGTACATGGCCTTCAAGTGCTACTGGAGGCCGCAGTCAATCGCTGGGCGTATCTCCATCTGGCGCAAGGGCAACAGCGCGCAGTCTGGCGGCCCGTTCGTGGAGTGTCGTGACGGAAAGTGTGCCGTCGGCTGGTACGACTCGGCGCTGAAGAAAGAGGTCTGGGTAGAGACGAGCAGCCCGGTCTTCACCGTCGGCGCGGTCCACTACATCTACATCCGCAAGCGGTTTCCGCAGAACGACCGGCTCGAGGGCAACTGGGTCAACGAGTTCTGCGCGAGCGATCTCCTGCTGCGGCGCGTGACGACGGTGTTCCCGTTCGCCCTGCAATTCACGATTGGCGAGACGGTGAGGAATCTTGCCCACACGATCTCGGGGGTTGTTCGGCGCTACAAGCAGCCGAGTTCGACTACATCGAACGATGGGTTCCTCGAGTACGTCAGCACTGGCGGAGGAGACTTCCCCCTAAACACCGACCTCTTGGGCGACACGAGCGGAGCCTCAGCTCGCACATCGGCAACGATCGCCACGGTCGCGCCGATGAATGACGTGATGGTCGTGCGGAAGCTGCGCACGACGGCGCCGAGCAACACAACGGTCATGGAGCTGGATGAGGTCGACACGAATCTCTACACCGTGCCGGCGCGCACAGCCCGCAATGCGGTCTCGTTCACGTCGGAGGTGGCGCAGTATCGTCCCGCCGGAACAACGGCAACTGGCTTCGTCGGACACTCCGAGGCGACCTATTCCGTCGCCGTCGGAAGCCCTGGACAGATCACCGCGAATGCGTTCGTGGCGGCCTTCCATCCCCAGATGGTCGGGATGTACTTCCAGTTCGGCAGCGGAGCCAACGCCGGCACGCTCTATCGCATTGTGTCGTACACCAATCCGCTGAACATTCAGGTCGTCGACGCGAGCTTCTCGACGCCAACGTGGGCTACGGCCAGTGGCCTGATCGGCGGCCCGTTCTCAGGCATCACGCTCATCAAGTCTCCAGACTTCGATCTCTCCAAGTTTCCCGACACCAACGGCGACATCGAGTTCCTCGGGACAAAGCTCCAGGGCGTAGTGCTGTCTGGCTTCTCCCCGCACGAGGGCGAGATGTGGACTCCAGGCTGGACCTGTCAGCTAGGGACCGGTGGTCAGAATGCGCAGGTCTTCGAGAACGTCGACTCGTCTGCGGCGGCGGGGACGATTGACCCGGCCAACGTCGGAGCGGATCGGTTCGGCGATGGCACGGCCACGCATGGGACGCTCTACGACGGGGTGCTCGGAGAGCCGGGCGAGCTTCACTTCAACGGCACGGATGCGGTGAACGAGCCGACGACGCCGACGGCGACCTTCTGGACGACCGACAGCCAGACCTACAACTCGCAGGGAGGCAACGCCTCGAGCCAGCCCAACGGCACGGCGTCCTCGCCGCCGAGCATCGTCAAGATCCCCACGAACCCGCCGAGGATCACGGCGTCGAACCAGGCGGACCCCGTGCTCTCGTTCATTCAGGATCCGGCAACGTGGGGCGGCCGACGCTTCATCGCGTGCGCGATCTTCGACCCGGTACAGAACATCGTCAGCAACCCCGGCCCGATCCTGGACATCGCCCCCAGCGCGGAGGATCCGAAGAACCCGTCGGGATCGGTGCGCTTCCTTCTGAGCGGCCTGCCGCAGCGAAAGAATCACGAGCTCTGGATCTACGAGAGCCTGTCCGACGGCGATCAAGCTACCCAGTTCCGGGTAGCGCGGTTCGATGCGACGTGCAACGAGTTCGCGGTCGAGGCGGCCGAGGCGCAGATCGCGCTGGGACCGGTGCTGGAGTTCACCAATCTCAACCCGCCCGCCTGCTACGTCGTGGGGGCCACTGGGACGCGCGTGTGGTACGCGGCCTTCCCGAAGCTGAAACAGCTCGACGGGGTGATGTACTCGAAGATCGGCCAGCCGGCCTCGATTCGCCTCACGCTGGACGCCGGGTTCTTCCGGCTCGCCTCGGGCTTCGGGGACCAGATCACGGGCCTGCAGGCGCTGGACGAGGTGATGCTCGTCACGAAGGATCACGCGATTGCCGTCGCGACGATCAACGCTGCGGACCAGCCGCAGGTCGAGCCCATCTCGAGCGGCGTCGGCAGCCCGTCTGGAGCGACGATCGTGGCGCTGGACGACCGGGTGTACCTGCAGTCAGAGCGCGGCACGCACGAGATCGCGCGCCAGGGCGTGACGAACCTCGGGAAGCCGACCATCGTCAGCCAGCCACTGGAAAACTACTTCAGCTTCACGGTGGACCGCCGGTACGCGCGCAGCCTCGCTGCAGCGCTCAACCGCCAGCGCGATCAGTACGTCGTGCTCATCCGCGAAGTCGGCAAGACCCGCATCCAGAATCGGATCAGCGTCGAGGTGTTCGTGCAGCGCGGGGGCGAAGCGCTCAACTCGCTGGCGCCCTCAAGCCATCGCTTCGGCCGGTACGAGACGCCCAACCTGTCTGCCATCGCTGCGGTGCAGGGCGCGAAGGCAGGGCAGGAACGCATGGTCGGCGGGACCGATGACGGCTTCCTTGTGTGGCTGGACCGAGACGACACTCAGAACGTGATGCTCGGCTCGACAGCCGCGATCTATGGAGACGTGACCCTTGTGGCCGCCGCGGGCTCTACGCAGTACGAGGTAGTCGTAGCGAGCGGCATCGTCGACGTCGACCTGGAGGGTCCGCGCGGCTGCACAATGCGGTTCCTGGACGCGAACGGCGTGGAGCGATCCGTGAGCCTGCTTGGAGCGGCGAACATCGGGTCGAACATCCTGTTCCTGGACGAGAAGGCCGCCGCGAGCGTACCGTCAGGCGCGACGCTGTTGCTTGGCTCGCAGCAACACCGCTGGGAAAGCCCGTGGATGGACATGGGCAACTTCGAGAGGTTGAAGCAGGCCCACTACCTGAACCTCAACTTCCGTGTCGAGGCTTCCGGCACGCTGCTCGTCGAGTGCTTCGCCGATCTCGACGACTCGGCTCCCAGGATCCCCGGCCAGACGATCACGCTCTCGGAGGCCAAGCACCAGATTGTCCTCGGGCAGATCGAGGGCCGCTGGCTCAAGTTCAAGATCAGCAACCCGTTCCCGGCGACAGGCACGAAGTTCGAGCTCGTCAGCGCCGTGTGGCGCACCTTCGACGAAGATCAGGACTGAAACATGACCGCAGACCTCGAATGGGCATCGCGACTGCTGAAGCCGGCGTACGGTTACGTCAAGGACGCGAGCAAGGGCGCGGGCGAACTCGTGCGCAGCGGGTACGAGGACATGTTCAAGGCTCGCGCGGGCGCAGCCGTCGGCGGGTTCGATGAGCAGCAATCGCGCCTGATGGCGAACGCGGCGCAGTCTGGTCTGTCGCCGGACGTGCTCCAGCGGATGCTCTACGCGCCTGGGATGCAGGTGCAGAATCAGATCGGGCAGGCTCGTGCCGAGACGCAGGGCGGCATGAACTTCGACCTCGCGCAGCTCATGAAGGGCACGGGCTCGGAGCTCGCCGGGCTGTCGGAAGAAGAGGCGAACATGAAGATGAACCTCTACGCGCAGAAGCGTGGAGAGAAGATGGCGGGCTGGGGGATGGCGGGCGGCCTCCTCGGCACCGCGGCGGGAGCCGCCCTTGGTGGCGGCGGGATGAGCGGCGGCGGCATGGGCGGCATGGGCGGCGGTGGCGGAGGGGGCGGAAGGTACGGATGAGTCCGCAGAACTGGGACTTCCTCAAGCCGTCGGTCGGCCGCGCCGATCTCTCGCCGATCATGGAGGGCGCGAAGATCCAGGCCGATGCCGTGGGCCAGATGGCGCGGAACATCATGGAGGGGATCAACACGGGCCAGAATCGCGCCGAGCGCAAGCGCGAGTTCGACACCGAAGAAGTGCGTAGGAACGCCCTCGCGGATGCTGCCCAGAAGCACTACGACGCAGAGGAGGCGCACTACAAGGCGACCGAAGCGCTGCAGCAGCGCCAGTCCGAGCACCAATCGGCGATGGATGCCTACCGTGCTGGTGCACCGGATCGGATGCAGGCGCGCACGAACGCCGTTGCCGGCGCGATGGGAATTCCCGTGGCCGCTCCGGTTGGACCGAATCAGCCGGGCGCGATCGACACTGGCGGGATGGCTCCCTCGGACATCTTCGGCCTGCAGCGTGCGATGGACGAGCAGAAGCGCCAGGCGGTGATCACGCAGAAGGCGCAGTACCAGCAGGCCGAACATCAGTCCGAGGTGCAGGATGCGACGGACACGTTCGGGCGTGGACTCCGCGGCGGGACGCTCACGCCGCAGGAGCACGCCGCCTTCGTGGGCATGGCCCAGAAGGACCCCAAGGGCGCTCTCAGCAAGTTCATCGACTACTCGGCGAAGAAGGCCGATCAGGAGCACGAGGAGACCTACCGCACGGACGTGACGTCGCGAGCGCTGAAGACGGCGAACGAGCAGGAGAAGCTCGGGAACCTCGACGCTGGCAAGGATCTGCGCGCGGCGGCTGCGTCGCTCTCGCACTACCACGGGAAGGATCTCCAGCAGAAGCTCCTCGGGCTGGATGAGAAGTCCCAGGGCTTCGCGCTGCCGACGGACAAGGCGACCCCGAAGGGCTCGAAGCCCGCTGCGCCGAAGGTCACGACCACCAGCGGCAACCGCGTGGAGGTGTCTCCTGGTCTCGCCAAGGGCGGCACCTTCGACGAACTGCGTAGTAATCCGAAGTCGATGCAGGAGCTGACGGCGCTCGCGCGCGGGGAAGCCCAGAAGGACCCCGAGTACAAGATCGCACTGCAGGAGGCGAGTGTCCTGCGCTCCGGCAACGGCGATCCGGCGAAGATCCAGATGGCCGACAACAAGCTCGACCAGATCGTGGCGAAGCACGGGAACGCGCTGGCGGGTCAGCTTGGGTGGAAGCAGGGCGAAGCGAAGATCGAATCCCCGGCCGACCTGAAGGCTGCGATCCACGGCGGAGGTATCGATCGGGCGAAGGCGATCGAGCACGCCAAGCGGCTCGGGATCTCACCCGCCGACCTGCAGAAGCTCCTCGAGGAGAAGTAGCCGATGGCCCAGGGCGGCACCCTCACGTACGAGGACGTCCTCGACAAGCACCTGCCTGCCCAGGGCGGGGACGACTACGACGCGGTGCTGTCGAAGTACCTGCCGGAGAAGGCGCCGCAGGGGCCGATGCCGGAGCCGAGTACCGAGAAACACTCAGCGCTCCAGCGCTTCACCCACGCCTTCGCGGCGGCCAGCGGCAAGCTCTTCGAGGGCGCGAGTCGGCTGACGGGGAACGACCCGTTCGCCGCGTCCCAATCGGGAACGGCGGTGCTGACGGGCAAGCCGGATGCGCCCCGGGTCCCGATGACCACACCAGGCGCGGCCGAGGCCAACGCCCAGCAGGACTTCCCGATCAGCCCTGGCGAGGAGAACACGCCCGCGGCCATTGTTGGGGGTCTCGGCGGAGCCATCGCGCAGACGGCCATCGTGGGGCCTGCGGGACTAGTCCCAGCCCTCTCGGTCGAGTCGGGAATGGACCACTACGACCGCGCCAAGGCAGCAGGATTGCCCGAGGCGAAGGCGTGGGAGGAAGCCGCCGGACACACTCTGATCACCGCCGGGACGCTCTACGGGGGCGGTAAGGCGGCCGACATCCTCACGGCCAAGGTTGCCGGCCCGATCCTCGCGAAGATCAACACGGCGTCGGGCGGGTTCCTGGCGAATCTCCTCCAGCGCTTCGGAAAGGGAGTCGCAACCGGAGCTGGGTTCGCTGGCTCCGGCGAGGCGGGTCTGCTTGTCAGCAAGGCCCTCGACAAGCACGCCGACAAGGAAGACCTCCAGAAGCTCGCCGGCTCGTCCAGCGACAAGCGAGAGGCCCTGGTGAACGGTGCGACCGGCTTCATCATGGCGATGCTCCACGCGCCCCAGAGGCCGCCCAGCGAGATCCCGAGCAGCGGGGAGCGTGAGACCCTTCCCGGCGAAGCAAAGCCCGCCGACGTGCCGCAGGAGGTCGCTCTCGGCCAGCCCGCGAAGGAGCCGCTCGCGCCGGAAGCTCCCAGTCCGGCCGCCGAAGCTCCCAGTCCAGGGGCAGAATCGCCCAGTAGCGCCCCCGTCGCTGCTCCGACGCCGCCAGAACCTGAACACCCTGCCGTCGCCCAGCTCGCCGAACTGAAGAATCTCGGGGAGAGCATGGATGCCCTGGAGACCCGCTCCAAGTGGCTTCGGCAGCGCGGACGCGGCGGCGAGGCGGCCCCGCTCGATGCCCAGCGGATCAAACTCCTCATGCGGCAGCAGGAACTCGCGCTCGAGATCCAGACCGGGGTGGCGACACGCGCCGCAGCGGAGCAGGCAGGCACCCCCGTCCCCGTCGAGCGCCGACTCGATCGCGAGCAGCGCGCAGCCGTCGAGGCGATGACGCCCGACGAACAGAAGAAGGCGCTCTTCACGTCCGAGAAGACGGGCCTCGGCAACGAACGGGCCTACAAAGCCGCGCCCAAGGCCGGCGCCGTCGAGACCTCCCTCGACATCGACAACCTCAAGCTGCTGAACGACAAGCTCGGCTACGAGGCTGGTGGGGACGTGGCGATCCGAAAGCTCGGGGAGGCGATCAAGGCAGAGGCGCCCGATACGTCCTTCCATCTCCACGGGGATGAGTTCCGCCTGCTCCACAACGACCAGGCATCGGCGGAGGCGACAGTCGAACGAATCAGGGCGCGGATTGAGAAAGAGGGGTTCGGCATCTCCGCTGGGCACGGATCGACAGCCAAGGAAGCCGATACAGCGCTGCACGCCGACAAGGCGGAGCGCCTGCGGACAGGTAAGCGGGTTGAGCCGCGCCCAACCGAGTCAGCGCCGCCAGCGCCGGAAGCTCCCGCCGGTCCCGACCCCCGCGAGCAGCTCATCCGCAACATCATCGAGCCGCCGCGTCCGCCCAAGCCGCCGGTCGATGAAGCGGAGATGCCGGAGGGTCCCGACAGGAACTGGCACACGATCTACGAGAAGTGGGTGCAGGACGACGCGACCGACAAGTTCATGACGAGGCAGAACGCGGCGAACCTCGAAGAAGAGGTGAAGGCGTCGATGCCGCAGGACTTCCTCTCGAAGCAGCGCGGCAAGATGCTCGCGCCCGGAGAGCGCCCCGAGGACATGCTCAGGGCCGGCATGGCGCGTTCGATCGACGCGGGCGACAAGCTCGATGACGCCTTCGGTCGCACGCAGGACAAGCTCTCCCAGCTCACCAAGGCGAAGCTGAAGGCGATGGCGAACGCGACACCAGAGCAGCGCGCGATCGCAGAGAAGATCCGCGCGCGAGGGCTGTGGTTCGGGCAGAACGTCGCCGTCGAGGCGGGGATCATTCGCGAGGCGCACGACAACTTCCTGCACCGGATGTACGAAGGCGGAGAAGGCGAGCAGCGTCCGCGCGGCAGCGCGAAGTTCAAGACCTTCACGACGTCCTCGCTGCCCCGGACCTTCGAGACCATTCTCGACGCCGAGGCTGCGGGCAAGAAGCTCCTGATCGACGACGCGATCAAGATGCAGGCACAGCTCGAGATCGAGATCCTCGACGTGAAGAACAACCGGAATCTGATCAAGGGCGGACGCAAGGCGGGGATCCTCCGCTTCACGGAGACCGACCCGAAGGAAGTCGAGGCCGCCGCAGAGACCGGAGCCGAGCCCGAGAAGTACAAGCTGATCGAGAACCCGCGCTTCCGTGACTGGAAGACCGTCGCGAAGGTCGAACTCGCAGAGCCCGATCCCGAGACGCTCCAGAAGAACCTGTCGAACGCGATGGGCGAGGACGTGCCGAAGGACGAGGCGATCAAGATCTACGGCTGGAGCAAGGACATGCTCCGCAAGAACCCGGCGAGCGGCGAGACAGAGAGTCTCGGCGTGCTTGGCAAGGACGTGATGATTCGCGCGGACGGCACGATTCTCATGAAGAAGCCGCTGTACGCGCCAGCCGAGATGGCGGACAAGATCAACCTGCAGCTGAAATCCCACCAGTACATGCAGGGACCGATGGGGACTCTCGGCCGCAACGTGGATGTCGCGCAGAACGCGGTGAAGAGCGGACTGCTGAAGGCGCCGGTGCTTCACTACGCGAAGGTCACGCTCGATTTCATGCTCGGAGCGGATCTCGCCGACTGGAAGGATCTCAATCCGAAGACGGCGTACAAGCGCGGCTGGGACGCAATGGCGGCGCAGGAGCCGAACCTGCGGATGCTCGTGGCGGGCAGTCTGAAGCTCGAGCCCAGCAGTGAGTGGACGGACGCGATTCACCAGCACCAGACCTGGATCGGCAACGGGATCGACAAGCTCGCCGCGCGCGGGACGATCTCGATGGCCTCGCGCAACTGGTTGAAGAACACGCTGCAGGATCAGGTGGACTTCCTCTTCCACCGCTACATCCCGGCCCTGAAGGCTCGCTCAGCGCTCACGGGCCTCGACAACGACATGGTGCGGAACGCCGACAAGATTGCGTCGGGACAGATCACGCGGCAGGAAGTAATCGCCGGTCGCGCGCGAAACGGGAACACTCTGCTTGGTGATCTCAATCTGCAGCGGCTCGGTCGGGATCCCGAGACGCAGAAGTGGCTGAACCGCCTTCTCTTCTCGCCGACGTGGTTCGAGTCTGGCATTCGCAAGGCAACCGAAGCCTTCGAGTCCGGCGCTGTCGGAGAAGCGAACCGGCAGATGTGGAAGAACGTGATGAAGCGCTACGCGGCTACGTGGGTCGCTGGGAACATTGCGGCGGCGGTGATGGAGGATCCGCGCCATCCCAAGGACCAGGCGCTGAAGAACCTGCAGGCGCAGTACGGCGCTGGCCTGCGCGCGATGCTGGGCGTCGACATCACGCCGGAACTCGCACTGCTCGGCAGGAAGAATCCCAACCGCTTCTACATCGGGATCGCCGGCAGCTTCGCGGACACAGCCAAGGCTGCATCGGCTGTCGCGAACACGGCTGGGATGCTCGGCGTGCCGATGCCGAAGGGGATGAACAAGGAAGCCCTCCAGCTCCTCGAGGACAAGATGAACGTCGTCGGGCGGGCGGCGATCATGGCAATGGCCGGACAGGATCCGCGCGGACAGCCTGTGACGAGCATCTACGAAGCGACCGGGATGGACGACAAGGGTCCGTACAAGACGACCCAGATCGGCAAGCACCTCGCCGGGCAGCCGAAGGGCGGTAAGCTCGCCGGTGAATGGACGAGCTACAGAAGCTCCGAGAAGCCAGGTCCGATCTCGCCAGAGCAGTACGGGCCGTTCGCCGCCTATCAGCTCGAGCACACCCTCCCGATCCACGTCCAGGGTCTGATCGATTCGATCACTGGACAGATGGATTGGTGGCACACCGTCCTCGCATCACTCGGCACGCAGCCGGTTGAACAGACCAATGCGCAACGAAAGGCGATCGGCCAGTGAAAGCTGAAGGGACAGTCAGCGACACCCAGACCGCTCTGTGGACGCCCACGGAGAAGTGCCGCGTCCAGAGCGTCCGCTTCCACTCCAGCGCCAACGGCCAGACCGTGCGCGTGTACGTGCGCAAGGAAGGCAAGACCGCCCGCCGCGTGATGACCTACGTCCTGCAGTCGGACGAGGCTGGCATCCCGATCGGTGAGATCGACTGGGAGAAGGGCGATTCGATCGAGGCGATCGCAACCACCAACGGCGCGGTCGACTACACCGTCAACTTCGTCCCGCTGAAGGATGCGAACTATCTCGTGCACGGCGGCTTCCGGCCGTCGAAGTACAACTCGCAGGGCGCTGAGGTGATCATCGCCTCGAGCAGCATCGGAACGGGCGTCGGCACGACGGGCTACATCGCGGGCGGAACCTCCACCGCATCTCTCGGAACGGTCTTCTTCGTCGACTCCAACTCCATCAGCTTCGGGCTGTCGAACGGCAGCATGACGGCGAAGTTCTCCGTCACCAACACGTTCTCGCAGTCGGTCCAGACGCAGCACGTGCACGACGTCACGCTCGCCGGCAACAGCACGAGCGCTGGCGCTGGGTTCATCCTGATCAGCAGCGGGACGATGACGATGGCCGGCGGCAGCAACATCACGCTCTCGCAGAACGGCAACGCCGTCACGATCTTCGGAGCGGCCGGGGCGAGCGCTGGCATCGCTGGCATCGCGAACTCGGAGACGACCTATACCAGCGGAACGGTCCAGCTCTCCGCGGCGGGCATGATCTCGATCCTGAGTTCGTTCGGTCAACAGTTCCAGATCAGCGCTCCATTCCAGAGCACGGAGACCGCCGCTTACGCTCTCGATGGAACAGCGAACTCGATCATCGGGCTTGGCACGTCCAGCCAGGTCCTCGTCAATTCGATCAAGTTCCGGCCGGTCGGAAACATCTCGATCGGCTTCGACCTGTTCGACGTGATCGAGTTCTCTGTCGGCACTGCCGGAGGTGGTGGGGGCGGGTCCGAGAGCATCGGCATCTCGAATCTGGGGAACACCTCCGGCAACTCCTCCCTGATCAGCGCCGATGGATTCCGCTACATCCTCGTCGGCGACAACAACATCACCCTGAATCAGTCGGTCGATGGAGGCAGGAAGTCGGGGACGCTCTCGATCTCGGGTCTCTCCTTCGTGAACTCGAACAATGTGACCTTCGGCATTAGCGCTGGAAGTCTCACGGCGAGCGTCAGTGCGGCGTCGACAGGCCAGAGCGTCACGCTCGGCATCTCGACGTTCGGAAACACCTCCGGCACAAACGGCTTCGTCAGCGGCGATGCGATCCGATACATCTTCGTCGGCACCAATGCCGTCGGTCTCAGCCAGTCGATCGACGCCGGCAACAAGAGCGCGACGCTGACGATCAACGTCGCCGCTCAGACGAACCAGAATCTCAGCCTCTTTGCCGCTGGCAACACGGCGAGCACCTCGACATCGAGTGTCCTCAACGCGAGCTCGATCATCCTGAATGGCGCGGGTGGCAACTCGATCGGCTTCTCGAACGGCTCGATCATCTTCTCGGGGCCAGTCTCTGCGACGACCATCTCCGGCGTCACGAGCGCAAACGTGATCGGCACGAGAGGCACGCGCTTCGCGCTCGAGGACCACCAGCACGTCGGGGTCTACAGCGTCGGCGTCTCGAACATCGGAGGCACGTCTGGAAACACTGGACTGCTACCCGGGCAGATGGTGCTCGCTGGCGGAAACAACATCACCCTGTCGGTCGGCACCGCGGCGGGCTCGCTCCAGACAGTGACGATCAGCGCGGCGAGCCAGACGAACCAGACCGTCGGCATGTACGCTCTTGGCCAGACGACGCAGAACAGCAGCACGACGTTCGACGCGCGCACGCTCGGATCCTTCAGCGCGGACGGCCTCCTCACGGTCGGATTCAGCAACGGGACGATCCAGCTCTCGGCGGCACACCTGATCGCCGGCACTCAGACTGCAGGCGGTGCGAGCGCCGTCAGCCTCGTGAACTCGAACGGCGTGTCGTTCGGGATGTCGAACAGCTCCAACATCACGGCGAACGTGGGGTTCCTCTCGTACTGGGCGAATCAGATCCAACTCGACAACACGGCGACAACGACGGTGGCGAATTCCACGTCGTACATCGCGCCGTTCTTCCTGCCGCTGCCGCTGTCGGCGAGCTACCTGCGGATGCCCGTCATCATGTCGGCGCAGACAACGACGATCGGGACGACGATCAACACGACGATCACGATGTCGTACCTGCAGACCATCTACGCGATGATCTACTCGCAAGGAACGGGTGGCAGCTCGCGGAGTCTGATGTCGGTGACGTCGAGTTCGATCGGGTGGACGCAGGTCTTCAAGTACCAGCAGGCCGGCGTCACGAACCAAGCGACGCACAGCTACCAGATCAGCTACGGCATTGAGGGGGGCAGCACGCAGACATTTGCGGCGAGTGCCGGCCAGACCGCATCGACGCAGACACTGCAGTCGAGCATCGCCTCGGACTTCAGCGGACTCCGATACCTGGACATCCCCTTCGGCAATTCGCTGTCGGCCGGCGCTTACTGGTTCGCCTACGGCCTGAGCAGCACGACCTCGACGCAGGGAACGAACGCGCTCACGAACCTGGCGTTCACCCATGCCGTGATCGTCAACACGAATCAGCCTCTGACAAACGTCGGCACTGGAAACTTCGGCAACATGGGCGCGGCGACAGCGACGTCACAGGACATTCTCTTCGGTATCGGCAGCTACACGTCGAACGCGATCGGGCCGGTTGCCGCGCTCGCCATGTCGAACGTCAGCAGCAATGCCAAGCGCATCAACCCCTACTACCAATTCGTGCGGCAGGCGTAGCGATGCCCTTCCTCGACCAAGACATCACCGCGAATAACTCCGTCACCACGGTTGACGCTACGCCCACGACGATCCTCATCGCGCCATTCCCGACCAATACGTCCGGGCTCGTCACGATCTACGCGATCGCCAGGAACCCAGCGACGGGCGATACCAAGTGCTTCACGCGACTCCTGCCCTTCAAGCGCGCGGGCGCTGGGCTGTCTTTCGTTGGAAGCTCGGCGGATCTCCTTCCCAGCGCTGGCGACGCGGCTACCTCTGCGTGGGACATCCAGTTCAACCTGTCCGGCAACATCGTGAACATGCAGGTCGTCGGCGTTGCCGCCACCACCATCAAGTGGTACGCCTGGGCCATCGGAGGAACCGTCTCGTGACACTCGCACCCATCGCAATCCAGGACTTCCAGGGCGCGCACAACGCAGATCTCGGGAAGACGCGCGCTCGGCTCTTGCAGGCCGGCTCGTGGCGCAAGCAGCGTGTGATCGTGATCATCCCGGCCGCGTCGATGATCCCGGCGCCTGTCTATCTGTCGCACATGAACCTCGGCTTCCCGCCGAACAACGGCGTGTACCGACACCTCGCGCTGGGACAGGAAGTCGGCGAGGCGTACTCGATGGCGATCGAGCAGGTGCTCGCACACCCCGAACTGCGCGACTGGGAGTTCGTGCTCTGCATGGAGCATGACAACTGCCCGCCGAGCGATGGCGTGATCCGGCTCGTGCAGCGAATGGAAGAACATCCCGAGTTCTCGGCGATCGGCGGGCTCTACTTCACGAAGGGGCCTGGTGGCTGCGCACAGATCTGGGGCGACCCGAAGGATCCGATCACGAACTTCCGCCCGCAGCTTCCTGATCCAGCCGGCGGGCTGGTGGAGTGCTGTGGCACGGGACAGGGGTTCACCCTCTTTCGGCTCTCGATGTTCAAGGACCAGAAGCTGCGCAGGCCGTGGTTCAAGACGACATCCGGGGCCGCGGGCTGGTCTACCCAGGACCTCTACCTGTGGTCGGATGCCCGGAAGTTCGGCTACCGCTGCGCGATCGATTGCGGCGTGCGCGTCGGGCACTTCGACGCCGAGGGCAAGTTCGGCCCACCGGGGATGATGTGGTGAGCGGCGTGGCCGTTTGTTAGGACTCGTGTCGTGGAAGTCGACGTCCAAGCGTGCCAAGTGATCGCCGAGAAGCGGGTCTATTGTCCTCGCTGCGGTGAGCCCGTGTCGATCGTCGGCTTCGTCGAGAGCATCACGCATGGCTCCGCGATGGCAATCACGTGCCTTCGCTGCTACCCCGAGGAAGAGAGAGCATGAGCAAGAAGACCGCAAAGCGTCGGATGAGGATCCCGCGTCTGCGTAGCGTGCGTGCGCCGCAGAATGGCCATGCGCAGCCGGCGATCGGCCTTGTGAAGCTCGACCTCGGCTGTGGGAACAATCCGCGCGAGGGCTTCATCGGTGTGGACGCGATCAAGTTCGAGAAGGTCAGCGTCGTGCACGATCTGCGCCAGCCCTGGCCGTGGACGGACTCGTCGGTGGATGAGGTGCACTGCTCGCACTTCCTCGAGCATCTCACGCAAGACGAGCGCTGCTTCTTCTTCAACGAACTCTGGCGTGTGCTGAAGCCCGAAGCGAAGGCGCTGATCATCACGCCGCACTGGTCGAACAACCGCGCGTACGGAGACCCCACGCATAAGTGGCCTGCGGTGACGGAGATGTCCTACTACTACCTGAGCCGTGACTGGCGCGCGGGCAACGACAAGGGCGCGGTCGCCCAGGCTCCTCACACCGACATCGCACACAATCCGAACGGTCTCAAGTGCGACCTCCTCTTCTCAGCCGGCGCGAGCTTCGGCCAGGACGTGTCGGTCAAGGCGCAGGAGGTTCAGATCTTCGAGACCACGCACTACATCAACAAGGCCATCGACCTTCACGCGACGGTCACGGCGAAGAAATGAACGTCGTCGCCACGATCGCGATCCTCTCTCTCTTCCAACTTCTCATCCTACTTCTCATCTGGAGGCAACTCGTGCTCACCGCCCAAGACATCAAGGACGCCCAGGCCATCCTCACCACAGCCATCGCTGCGTGCGCCCAGCGCGTGTCCGACCAAGGCATGTCGCAGGACAAGATCCAGGAGATCATCGACACCACGCACGCCCAGACCGCCTCCGTCGACGCCATTGCGCCGACACCTTGAATCGGGAATCCGATGACTTTCTTCACCATCGCGGACCTGCAGGACGGAGTTCTCGTGGACATCGTGAAGTCCGCCCCGAGCGCCGTGAGTGCCGTTCTGGTGATTGTGACGGTCTTCGCGTTCCTGAAGTATCTGCGCTCCGTCACCAAGGACTTCCTGGAGCGCAGCGCAACGCTCAGTGATCGATTCGCGGACGCGATCGACGCCAATACCAAGGCGCTCGGTGATCTCACCGCCAGCGTCGCTCGTGTGCTCGAGGCGATCCGGGACCGCAACTAAACCCAAGAAGGAGATGATCATGAAGTTCACCGAAGCATTTACCGGCCTCAACGCCCGCAACGTCGTCGGCCTCTTCATCGTGGTCGCAGGGATCCTGGTCGTCGGACGGCCGATCCTGCACTTTGTCTCGCAGGTCTGTCAGCTCGCGGCCGACGCCTTACCGTCGGTTCTGGGTGGCAAGTGAGGCGCCTGCTGCCCCTCATCCTCCTACTCGCTGCGTGCACGACCGAGCGCGAGTGGAAGAATGTCGCCAGCACGATCACGGTCGGCGCTGGGGCCTACGATGGCGGCATCGACGCCGGCAACAAGCGTGGCCTGGATAGTTACGGCACGCAGGTGTTCGTATCGTTCCGGCCGCTGGCGAACTGGGAGCAACCCAAGCAGGTGATCGTGGTCCAACCGTCCGCTCCAGAGCCGACACCGCCATCCATACCGAAGTGACTCGTCGCCTCGCCCTCGCGCTGCTGTTGGTCGTCGCTTTTCCACAGAGGATCTCGACGCCGCTTCCGCACTCCTTCATGCGTTCGGGTCTGCCGCTGTCGGTGGACCCGTACTCGTGCTGGTTCTGCGGAGTGGTAGAGACGAAGGCGACCGAAGACAGGCCCTGCCCGCGATCATTCAAGGAGTGCCCGCTCTGCGGTCAGAAGATTCCGTGAAACTACGCGGCCATGAGTGGTTGATCCTCGTGATCGCGATCGCGTGCGTCATCTACGTCTTCGCGTGCCTGCCGGGATGCGCGGGCATGGTGCTCGTGTGGAACACGATCTCGGGCAACACCCTGCGCATCCTGATCGCAAGTGTCGTGGCCGTGACTGCTGCTCTGTTCGTCGGAGCTCCGCTCGTGCCCGCTGCAATCATCGGGGCTGCCGCCTCGACAGCGACTCTTCTCTCTGAGCCTCCGCAGGTGATCGAACAGAAAGGTCCGCCGATGGTGTACGGGATGCCGATGTGGTTCTGGTTCGTCGTCGGATACGTGGCGAGCCTCGCGCTCAGGAATCGCCACTGGCTGCCGTTCTTCTTCTCGAAGCAGGCGAAGGGCTACCGGCTCGCGCTGCTCAAGCACTTCATCCTTGGTGGGAAGCCGCCGGTCATCCCGCCTCAGTTCCTGCCAGACGCGGCGTCACCGCCGTAGGAGATTCTCATGCCGTTGCAGAAGGGTTCCTCGAAGAAGGCGATCAGCTCGAACATCAAGACCGAGATGGCTGCGGGCAAGCCGCAGAAGCAGGCCGTGGCGATTGCGATGCACACTGCCGGCAAGGGCAAGTCGAAGAAGTAGCTCCGCCCGCCGCTTCAGTTCCCATTCCCTGACACAACAGGGTTTCAGCGGACGGAGCCACAAGAGAGCCGGGGACGAGGCAGTGCGTTGACTCCCGCTCAGCACTGCAGTCGGCGAGTGTAACGAGGCTCAAAGGACCCCGGCGGGAACCGACTTCCCCGGCTGATCGAAGTGTTCGAGGGTGAGCTCCTCCTGGCGGCATTCGTAGCGCTTCACCTTGCCCTTGGTGCCGTCCTTCTTCACGACGGAGAGCTTTCGCCACGAGAGGATCCAAAGGCGTCCACCAGCGTCGAGCCATTCGCGCATCCGCGGCTCGGCGAGGAGCTTCGCCTTGTGCGCTGCGTGACCTGTCTGACCGCACGCCTGCACGCCGAGGATGCAGCCTGGAGTGAACGCGGGCTTCCACGTCATCGGTGGCCCGAGCGTTCGCGTGGGTCCACGGATCGCGATCAGGTCGATGCCGCCAAACAGATCCTGCCTGATCCCGTGCGGGCCGACGTGCGGATTGAAACGCTCGACGATCTGGCAGATCCACCCTGCGTCGCGGAGGTATTTCAGGCTGCGCTGCGTGGGCGAGGTCATCTGAACTTCGGCTCTCGCAGCTTGATCGTGTGCGCGTCGATGATCGCCTGCTCTGCGCGATCCTTGTCGGCTTGGATCTCCTCCCGCACGATCATGCGGAACGTGGCCTCGTGGTCTCTGCACGCGCGCTCGGCGATCTCGCGGATGCGGGCCTCGATCTCGGATCTTGTCCATCCGTCGAACGAGAACGGGCGGATGTATCCCGGTTTCTCCTCGACCAGCGGCTTGGGCCTCTTCGCGTGCCTATGAAACTCCGCCCACTCTTCCTGCGTTCTCCCGCGCAGGCCCATGCCCTCGGCGGCACGGTCGGACATCTCCTCCAGCGGTCCAGGCTCTGGCTTCTTCGCGTGCCGCGCGCGGATCTGTCGAGCGATCTCGCCAGCAATCGAGGTCGGGCGCTTCGGGCCGCGCTCTGTATCGCACCACGACAGCGCGAGTTCAGCGCACGCCTTCGCCTCTTCCTCGCGGGCGGAGCGCTCGGCGGATTCGATCTCGGCGATGAATGGCGTGTGCCTGATCACATCGTCCATCGGCTGTCCGTTCACGATCGGAATGCTAGATCGTCGCCATCGCTCCTCCGGCGTCGGCGTGGCGCTCAAGAGGACACCGCCTGGGCCGCCGCCATCCACCCGAAGTACCACTCGATGTTGCTCGGCGCCGTCGCGCTCGTGAGATACGCGAGCCGTTGTTGCCAGCTCGGCCAGGTCCCGTCGTAGATCGCGCCGCGTTGCACCCACGTCAGCGGGTTTGGATCCATCGAGGCCGCAAGGGCGAGGGCCGAAAGCGCGTGCGTCGCGTCGCCCGGTTCTTCTCCGTTGGGATAACCCTGGTTCAATACTGGCACGGGCACGCCTGCGTCATCGGCGGTCTTGATGAAGTGCGGCGGTCCGGTCGATGAGCCGTAGTAGGGCAGGATCCCGACGACTTGATTCGGGCCGTAGATCCCTTCGAGGATCCGGTGGACGGCCATCGGGATGGCGACGCCGAGCTGGCGCGCAAGGCCGACGATGCCGTAGCAGAGGATCACCTGCTCGAAGGTCTGGCATGTGAAGACGCCCGCGGGGAACGGAGGGCCTTGCGCCTTCTGGAGCGGCCCGGTCGGCATCGAGGCCGTGTCGATCAGGTGCAGGAACGCCGTGGCCCACGTCCGCGCCTCTCCGACCCAGCCCGAGAGCTTGGCCGACTCTGCGACCTCGAAAGCCGCCCAGGCGATCTGACGGCCACCCGTCGAGCCCCAGAGGCCTGTATTCGGGGCAAGGTCCGCCTGGGCCTGTAGAGCCCTCAGGTTGACGGGGATGTATCCAGGCACCGGAAGTCGTCCACGGTGGCTGAAACGCAGCCTGGCGAGTCCTGCGAGGCCGGCGAGGCTCCGCTTTGCCATCGGTGAATCCGCCTGCTCGGCGACCTGGATCGTGCGCGAGCATCCACGGATCTCGTGGGCGAAATCGGAGGGCGTCGGCAGGGGGTCCGGCGCTGTCGGGATCATGGCTTCGGGCGGGATCGGGTAGCCCCAGAGATCGGGCGTCTGACCGGGGTAGTCCTCGGTGGAGATCGGTTCGCCCGTGTCCCTGCGATACCAGCGGCGCATCCGCTCGTGTTCACACTGGGCGATCAGGAAGGCGCGGCGAAGGTCGGCGATGTTCTGCCGGCCGCCCCGAAGGAAGTAGATCCCCGTTCCCCCGACCTGGCCCGGATCGGACGGACCCCAGCAGTTCCAGCCGCTAGGGCCAGGATTGACTACGCCGTCCGCCGTGTCGTCAACGTGGAACGGGAATCCGAGCACTCCGTCCAGCGCGTTCAAGACCTGCCGCGCGCTCGCCGTGTCCGCCGAGAGCATGAGCGCGGCCTGTTGAGTCCCGAGCGTCGGCAGCGGGAGATTGCACGGCCCGTAGGACTTCTGGCGCTGTCGCCAGCTTGGACAGAAGTTCCCCGCCGAGGCGTTCTTGTTCGGGCTTCCGGGGAGCGCGAAGCGCCGCCACGCGGCCCGCCCCATCGGCCAGATACTTGGCCAGAACATCCGCACGCCCTCCACGCCTTCCACGGAAACCTCGGCGGAGAGCAGCGGCTTCGACCGGCTCGGCACGCCCGGAACGATCGAGCAGTTGGAAACCTCGATCTCCGCGACGGTCGATCCGTCCTGTTGCGGCAGGATCGCACACCACACATCGGGGCCCGTCTCGGACGGACTCCAGCGCATCGAGCCGACGCTGAAGACGTGCGCCTCGGAACCTACGTGAACGACTACCTGGCTCATTCTGTCTTCTCTTTCGGGCTGGCGGGGGGCCTCATCGAACGTACCGCAGTCGCACTACGGGCTGCCAAGTACATGAATCGTTCTCTGTTTCCTTGAGCACGCGCTCGACGCGCACGATCTCGCCGTAGTCATCCGCGACGACGACTTCGAGGTCTTGCTCCTGCTCCAATAGAGCCGCGATCAACTCGGCTACGCTCACGTCGCCTCCTTCTCGGGCGGGGAGTCGAGGGAGCGGATGCGGGCTTCGTCGGGAATCCGTCCAGGGCCTCCGGGCCTCCACGGACGACAACCCATAGCGGCGCGGGCGCGCAATCGGTTCTTTTTCCGACACCGCGAGCAGTAGTTCTTGGAACCGGCTGCGATCGGAACTTGGCCGCACGACACGCAGAGGCCGGCAGCACGCTTCTCCAACTGCCGCCTGCGCGCCTTGCTTACCTCCCCTGCTCTCTCCTGTGCCGGGCCGGTCACGGGCTGGGCTCCTTGAGGGCTTCGAGGCGCTCGGCTTGATGGAGCATCGCTAGCGCCCAGCCCCCACGCTCACGAACATCTAGACCACTCGGCGGATATCCAGGCATCTCCTGCCCCATCGCAATTAGGGCGGCGTTCCAGGCGTTCCGTGCGGCTCCCTCCTCGCGCGAGCTTTGAACCCAGTGCGTTGAATCGCTCCATCGACGATAGGCGCTCTCCATCGCGCGACGGGCGGGGGGAACGTGGGTCATGCTGTCTCCTTCGGTTCGGGCAGCCACCCGGTCAGGTCGCACTCGCAGTCATTTCCAGGCGATGGAAGGCCGCTCCATTTGCCCTTGTGCTTCGGGCACATCCGCGTCCGCAACGGCTCGCCGCCGTACACGAGTCGGTCGAGAAGATTGCTCTTGACGATGTAGAGTCGCGCGGTGCGGAGGTCGTCGGCCATGCTGTGCTTCCCCGCCGCGACGAGCGCCGACAGCCACACGTCGTAGGCCGAACAGAACACCTTGAGATCAGGCATCGGGACTCCCTTCTCCCGCCGGGGAGGCGGACAGAGCGCGAAGCGAGTCGAGCCGTGCGCGAATCACAGCGACCGCGCCGTTCCAGCCCGCGCCGTACTCGCCCCCTCGATCGGTAGTTCCCGGCACGATCGCATCGATGTTCTCCCAGGTCTTCACGGCCTCCTCCTGGACGAGACGGGCGAGGGCGCGAGCCGACCACACGATCCTGCCGTCCACATCTCGATGGAGTACGTGGTAGCGATCCATGAGCCGTTGCTCCTCCGCTTCGCGCGCCGCGTCGGTCATGGGCGGCTCGCTTTCAGTTCGGCCTGTTCTTCTATCCACGTCAAAGTCCGCGCGATCACTCGCGCCGTTTCTTCCAAGTCCTCGCCGGTCATGCACGCCGAATCGATGCTCTTGATCGCGTCACGGAGAGAGTTTTTCAGACCGTCCATGCGTGCCCGTAGCCTCTCCATCTCCTCCGCCTGCGCGATCAGGGCGGCGGCAAGCGCGGGGAGCGTCGATCTGGAGAAGGCGATGAACTCAGCGTCGTCGCTTTCGAGGCACCACTGACGGGAGAACTTGCCGCAGACTCCCGGAGTCTCGTCCTCGTAGCCGTCGCTGACGACCCGGTATTCGGCGTCCGTGCTTTCGTCGATGCTCCACGGGCCAGGCGTGGCAAGCTCCGCCATCCTCAGCGCCTCGTGAGCCAGGTCGAGCGGGGTGGGCATTTAGGCTCCTCGACTTTCTTCTTCGTGATGGATCTGACCCAGGACGATCGTGGCTACTCCGAGCGCGATCGCCGGCTCCATTGAAGATCCGCGCGCGAACACAGACATCGCGGCCGCCATAAACCATGCGCCGAGAAAGGCCCATCGCATGAGCGATAGAAACGGAGACGACCTCATTTCTTCACCCCCATCGCTTCTCTCGCGGCGGCGTCGAGCGCGGCGCGAGCAATACATACAGCGCAGGGATCCGTCCGGCACGGCTTGGAATGCTTCGACCACACGGACGGGCCGTGAAGCAGCCCGCTAAGCGCCTTCTCCAGATCGGCGCAGCGCGCGGACAGGGCGGCGTGGGAGGAGCGGAGAGCCTGGAGTTCGGCGCGCATAAATGGCCCGTCATGGTCCGCGAAGTAGTCCAGCCAATTCGAGTAGCCTTCGGGGGCCTCGACCTTCTGCGGCTCGGGCGGGGCGAGTTGTCGATGTGCCTCGCCCGGCTGAAACCCGTGGACGTTGACGAGATGCACGTCCAGATCGATGACGCTGGAGAAGTGGCTCGCCGGGATGCAGATGGCGCAGAGCAGATCGCGCGGCTCGGGCGGGGTCATCGGGAATCCTCCTCGGCAATCTCTCTCGCTCTCGCCTCGTCCGTCCTGATCTGATCGCGCGTCTGCTGGCAGTTCAAGCACAGCCGCTCGCGTGACTGCGGGTCGATGGGACGACGCAGGCAGCGAGGGCAGAGGCGTTCGTCTTCGGGGCTGGCGGTCATGAGAAGCACCCCATGAATCGCGCGAGCCACGGCCAGCGCCAGCGAGCGAGCATCACCGCGCGTTGATGTCCTTCGACTGCGGCAGCGCATGACGTGTAGCGCTCCTGGTATTGATCGTGCTTGCCTCCGAAGATCATCGTCTCCCAGAGGACCGGCGGACCTTCGCCCTGATACCGATGGTCGAGCCCGAGGAACACCGTGCTCACGTCTCCGCGGCCAGTCGCCGTCTTCGCGACAACGCGCTGCGGCGTAGCCTCGAACCACCGAGCCCACGCGAGAATGTCGGGCTCGAGCTTCGGCTCCCCGTTCTCGTCCAGCACGTACTGACCCATGCTCATCACTTCGGCGCCTCAGTCTCGTGCAGCCACGCCTCGAGGAACCCAGCGATCTTCTCTGCGTCCGCGCGCTCGAGTCGCAGCGCAACGGTCTGGATGGACGAGTTCCCCGCCATGATTTCGAGCGAGGCCCACAGCTCCTCGGTGTTCGCGCCCTCGTTGTCGAGCACGAGGCGGCGGCGGTTGGAGGTGATGACGAGGTTCATCAGAACGCGCTCCCCAGCTCCGCCTGCTCCATCGCGAGCGCGAGGATTTCGTAGTTCTTCGGCGGCGGTTGATCGCCCGCCAGCATCTCGTGCGCCGTCTTCAGCAGGCGAGCGCAGCTCTCCTTCGCGTTCGCGTCGCCAGCAATCAGGAGGGCGACGAGATCCGCGGGCGTCATCTTGCTCAGGAAGGCGTTGTTGCCGCCGAACGGGACGCTCTTCACCGCGTCCCAGTCCACGGAGATTGGGATGCCCTTGGCGAACCGCACGCCCTGCTCGATCAGCGCAGGCTCGGGTTCGGACTCGACGGGCGCGAGCGCTTCCTTCAGGTCGTCGGCGGTGCGGAGGGGCTTCTGGGCGCCCACGGTCTCGCCGGCTACGTCCACCACCAGCTCCTCGCGTTCCGCTTCGGCCAGGATCGCCTGCATGTCCTCGGTCAACGTGAGGCCCTTGCGGAGCCTGATGATCGGCGACTTGCGCATCATCTCGATCGGATCGGTTGCCCACGGGCCCTTGCCGTTCGTCTTCTTCAGGCAGCGGGTCTGCAGGCTCTCGAGCTCGTCCTTCCACATCACGACGAACGTCGGTGCTCCCTTGCGCAGATGCGCCACCGCGTAGGCTGCAAGCACCTTGTTCGGATCGGTGTGGTTCCCCTTCGGGTCGGGCACGTGGACGATCTTGGGCTCGAGGCCCTCCTCCACCTCGAAGCGGTCGCCATCGAACACCACCTTCGCGCGGACGTGCGTGACGCCAGCGTGGCGGCTGTAGAGCGATACCCAGCCGGGATACCCGATGATGTGGGTGCACTCCTGCCCGAACGGCACGAGCGAGGCGTGCACGCCGTCCAGCGGCAGCCCGACGCGCGCGTTCTTGTAGACGGCTGCGAGCACACTCTCGGGCGTGCAGCGCGACAGGCCGGGGTTCTTCAGCATCGACAGCGCGACGGTTGCCCAGCGCTCTCGGTCCATCGCTCCGGGGAGCGACTCCATCAGCGCGGCCTTCTCGCGATCGAACGCGACGGTCAGCGCGGTTTGCTTCTGGTCATTCGATTGGATTTGCATGATCACTTCACACCTTTCACGGATCTCAGCACTCGGGGCGAACTCGCAGGCACCCAATACTCACCTCGCGGCTCTGCTCTGAGGCGAAGCAGGAGATGCTCGCCCTGTGCGTACTCCGCGTCGCCCAGCGCCTGGACGATCTCGGCCTTGTAGGGATCGTCCTCGAAGCCCTTGATCTTGAACCCGCGCTTCGTGGCCTCTTCCTTGATCTCGTCGGTGAGTCGCTCGCGCGTGCGCCAGGCTGTTTCGATCTGCTCCGTCATCGGGATGACCTTGCCGGGAGCGTGAGCGGGGAACATCTTGCGGATGACGCCGAGGTCGCGCTCGGTCGCCTGCGGTGGGATGTCGGTCACCCAGAACTTGACCCGGAAGTCCGTCAGCTTGTCCAGGATGCGATCCACGAGCACGGCGTCGAACGGGAGGTCAGCCCACAGCACGTCGGGCGCGTCGTCGTCAGCGTCGACAGGGAGGCAGGCGGCAGAGCCCATCGACATCTCGCAGCAGGCGAGCTGCATCTGGAGCTGGACCTGCACCATGAGCGGGATGCCGGCGAGCCATTCCTTCGAGTGACCGAAGCCGGCGGTCTTGCACTCGAGCAGGCCCGACTGCACGACACATCCACTGAGCGGCGCGCGGTTCTCGCTGCCGAACTCGACAACGCGATCGGGCGTCGTTGCGATCCAGTCCAGCGTCGGATGCTGAATCAGCCCCGGAGAATCCCTCACGATGCGCCGAGACTCCTTGCGGTACAACTCGGCCACCACGGGCTCGAGCGCGATCCCGCGGCGGATGTAGCTCTTGCCTGACAGGTCTTCCTTCGGGATGTGGTTCGTGACTTTCGCCCACACCTGAAGCGCGGTCTGTCGACCCACGCCGACGATTGACGCGATGTCGTGCGCGCCGAGCTTGCCCTCGTGCGCAGCTTCCCACGGCGGAGTACCGGGTAGTTCAGTGGTCAGAACCTTCATGCTTCACTCTTTCAGGTAGCGGTCAGCGAGGAAGATCAGAAGTAGGGCGAGGGCGATGAGGAGGGCCTTCACTTCTTCGCAGGTTCGATGCTGACGAGGAAGTGTCCGCGGCTCTCGGTTCGACAGGCTGAATAGACGCCCTCGGAACGGTAGTGAATCGTCACCTCGGTCTGGTTGTCCATGAACCCACGGACAGCGGTCGCGAGCTCCTCGTTCTCGATTGTGAAATCGAACGGCGTCATTCCGATCACGCCGCTGCCGCCGCTCATCCCGCCTCGGATGATCTCGCCCTCCCACGTCTTGCTCGCCATCCCGACGCGCTGTAGGCGCACGATCTGACCCACCTTGTCGCCTTCGCCTGGCGACGTGTTGACGCCGCAGCCGAAGACAACGAACAACGCAAGCGCACACAGATTCGATCTCTTCATGTGATTACTCCTCACGATCTGGAACTCATGGTCTCGCCCTTGGTGATGCGCACGCCAGGTATCGGCACCGTGCCCTTGGTCGCGTTCACGACGGCGCGAATCTTCACGAGGTCAGCCACCACGTACTCGCGCGGTAGCAGCGTCACATCGAATACCTCGAAGCTCCACGACTCGCGTACGCTCTGCCCCGCGGACTTCACGACAGGCGTTGCGACGGTGGGCGCTTTCACCTGTGCGGCCTGCTCGCGCAGTGCCTCGGCCTTGATGCGCGCGTCGTCTTCGCGCTTAGCGGCAGCCTTCTCTGCAGCGAGCTTCTCCTGCGCATTGGTCGCAGCCGCGCGCATGGCGTCGGCCTTCTCCTTGGCCTTGCGTTCGACCTCGGCAGCCCTCGCAGCCATCGCCTCGCGCTCCTTGCGTGCGAGCTCGTCCAGCCGCGCTTGCTCTGCTCGAGCGATCTTCGCGAGCTGCTCGCGCCACCCGAGCATGTGCTTCTTCTGGATCTCCTCGGCCTGCTCGAGCGCTTCGCGCGGCTGGCGAAAGAAGTCATTGACCCGCTTCAGCGCCTCGTTCAGCGGCTTGGTGATCGACGTCCGCTTCTCCTCGAGCTGCTTCTGCAGCCCCTTGATCACGCTCAAGGACTTGCCGGCCGCGTCGTAGTCGTCCGCCTTGGTGATCCCCCAGGAACCTCTCGCTTCCATCAGCCGCGTGTCGGCCTGGTCGAACAGCTCCCGGTCGGGGGCGGAGATCGAAAGCTCCACAATCTTCTCTGATTCACTCATGGACACGTGTCTACCTCACTCGCAGGAATCGCGCAAGACTCAAGTCGGGAAGAAACAGCCAGCCCCGTTCTCGGTGTCCCAAACTGTGAGAGCGCGGGAGCACCACAAGTTGAGAGAACGGAGCCGGCTGAGGCTAGGTGGACCCCCCAGGAGTCACTAGCCACTCACCTCTACTAGACGGGAGACATCTCGAGTTCGCAGATTCGTGCGCTTGTGATGTGGCGCAGTCTCCACGCTGGGACGCTCTCTCCGTTCGCAATGTCGCGCGTCGTGCTCATGACCGTGGGCAGCACGAGTCCGTCCTCGTGGTCTTGCCAATCCCAGGCGGTGTAGAGGACTTCCCCGTCCTTCCACGTTCCAGCGTACAGGGAATCCTGATGCTGCGGCGCGTCGGGAGGGAAGTAGGAAACCGCAGTCTTGACGGCTTCCTTGTGGCGCTTGGCCCACGTGTCGGTGGGCTCGTTGTCGTGGCGGTCAGTGATGACGCGCTGTTGCAGGCCGCCCGACGTCCAGGTGGTCTCGAGGCGCTGAGGGATGGCCGCTGCGAAGTTGTCGCAGCCTCGCACGTCGAGCCATCCGACGAGAGGCAGAGCTCGGACGCTCGCGCGGTGCGCAGTAGGGCTCGCGAACGCGGACGCACAGAACGCCACGAACGCGAGCAGGACAAGGGAAAGGGATTTCATGTCGGGTTGCTTTCTGCCTCCGGTGAGGCTGCTTCAGGGATGACGGGGAGAGCGTCGCGCCTTCCCGTCCACGAGCCAGCCCCCCAGCGGAAGCCAGCCTGTTTCAGCGCGTCGATGGTACTGCGGGAGGGTTTGTCCGCGAAGGTGACGCGCACGTACTCGCCCGTGCCTTGCACGAGAACGCCGCTCGGCGCGGCTTCCGCGGCTTCGGTGATCGCCTGGCGGCGTTTCACCTCGACGATGCGCTTGCGCAGCCGCGTGATGTTCCCGCCGAGGTTCTGCAGTTCGTAGGCGGGGAACGGCGTTCGACACCAGGACATGACTCCCGGCGCGTTTAGCGATTCGCGCAGCTTCTCGAGGTCGATCCCGAGCGCCTTCAATCCGTCGGCGTTTCCCTTGCGATACAGTGCGTTGATCTTCTTCTTCCGCTCGCGTCTCTCTTCGAGCTCCTTGATGCGAGCCTCGAGCGACTCTAGCGCGTCGGGATCGTCGGAGAAGATCGAGCGCTCTAGCTGGCGCTCGAGCCCGTCGGCCTTCCCCTCGTGGTGCTTCGCCATGTCGGCGGACTCGCAGCCCTTGCGCATGGCGTTGTCCGCCTTCTCGAGCGTGCGTCGGTGACGCTTCTCGGAGTGATGCCCGACCAGGATCGGCTGCCCGAAGGGAATCCCCTCGGTGAGCTTGTGCGCAGTGTTGAACCTGCGCGCCGTGTCCGCGTGTCTCGACAGCGCCCACGCGCGGCGCTTCTCGAGCTTCGCCTCCAATCGTTCGCGGCGCGTCACGCTGCCACCGCCGCGCGCAGTCTCGGCGCTTCGATGTTCGCCTCGCGGAGTGTGAGCTCCCGCGCGTAGTGTCGGCCTTTCACCGTCGCCACGCACAAGTACGTAGGCTCGCCTCGGTCGTTGTGCGTGCACGCCTCGGACACTGCGAACCCGCCATCGAAGTAGTAGGGCGGGAGCACCTCGAGGCAATACCAATAGTCCTCTTCGGTGATCTCGCACCACGCGCCGGGATCAGCGGCGCACGCTACCCACGGTTTCACACCTTCGGCGATCGGGTTCGTTCTGACTTTCTCGTCCATGATTTCACTCTCTCTTTTCTGCCGGTCGGGCCGGCCGTGTCCGAACCATTGAAGCCGCGATCCGCCAAACCGTGCGGGTCGCTTCGTCGATCATCTCGTCACGGCGGTCAGCCCAGCTCGCCCAATCGCGCGAGTCGTCGAGAAGGGCTGTCGAGAGGGCGATTGCGTAGGGGCGCAGGTCCTCAAGGTCCGCGCGCTGTCCGATCACCATACCGGCGAGGTGCTGAGCCTCGCTCTCGTAATGCTCGAGCGCGTCCGCAGCCTGGCGCAGCACTTCGCGCGGACCCCAGCCGCCTTCCTCGCCGTGCGGCGGGTGGATCGGTTGACGCTCTGCGATTGCGCGGACTTGATCGGCCAGCGTCCCGCGGTTGTGCGCCGGGTCGGTGTTGTGTTGCCACGCGCGCGTTGCCTTGCGGGCAGGATCTTCGGGAGGGGGAACCATCGTCACGGCTACTTGCCCTCCAGGGCGGCGCGGACGTTCTTGGCGACGAGGAAAGGGTCCATGACGGCATAGTGCCCCGTTTCTGGATTGTGAATCTGCGCGAGCCGAAGTAGATCTCTCAGCGCCCCGTCCTTCCGCTCCAGCGCGTCGGCGGCCTGTTGGCGCACGCCGAAGCACCCCTGGCAGTCACAATCGCGCAGCTCGTCCGCCAGCGTGCGGGGGGCGGTCATACGTGCCACCGTGTCCGCGCGCTCACCGCACGTGCACTCCCCGCCCTCGAGCGCGTCGCAGGGGTCGGTATGGCTCATGACCAGTTCTCCCGGTAGCTATCGAGGTCGTGAATCACGAGCCCCTCATCGGCCAGCGTGCACGCGCACGCGCGGCAGACTGGAGTCCGGGTGCGCTCCGGGTTCGAGCCCTTGGCAACGACCGCGGCGTACTCGAGGCATCGCTCGCCCTCATGATGCGGGCATCCCCGATCCGGGCAGGCGCAGAGAATGACGCTCACGCCGGCCTCCGATCCTGCGTGATGAGGTCAGGCAGGCACGTCGCGCACACCGACACGTGATACTGCGTCCCGGCGCATCCTAAGGGTACCCACCTGCGCGTTGCCATCCGCACGCGGCAGTAGGGACAGAACCGAGCTCGACACTCCGGGCAGCGCATGGTGTCGCGCGCGTTCTGGGTACACACGTCCACCTCGGCGCATCCGCACTCCAGGCACGTCCGCGACACGTAATCGGGGAGGGGCGGAATCATGACCCCACCTCTCGCCCAGTCCCGCGGACGATATCCCGCAGGGCGAGGAGTAGATCCTCCGACGCGCCCAACCGTCCGCCAGGCTGGCCCCGCTCGCGCTCCGCGCACGGCCAGGCGATGCGGGAGATCCGCAGGCACTCCGCGATCCTGTCGAGCGTGGACGAGTCCGCAGAGCTCGGAGGTAGGGCGGACGCCATCCTCACCCATTCCGACGGCGCGACCGTCTGTACGCTCGCAGGAGCGATCCTCGGCGCCCTTGCCTTCCGGGTCGGCCTGGACGTGTCCCGCTCGCCTCGCGCAAGCGTGCGAAGCCCGCAAGCCCGACACGGCGTTGAGAGTCCAGCCCGAACGACCAGCACCCCGACACCCCATGAATGACCGCAACCCCGACAGGTGAGGACACGGATGCAATTCCCGAACGTGATCCTTTCACTCATGAGAGGCCTCCGGCTCTGCATCCTCGACATCGCAGCAGTCCGCGCAGTACTCCTCGCCCCCATCCAGGAGTAGATACCCCTGCTCGGATTCCCTCCCGCACTCCACGCACTCCAGCGGAGTCTGTTCGGCTAGGTAGTCGATGCCGTCAATCTCGACCCATGCGAGCTCCGGGTCTTCCCGATCCGTGATGGTCGGTCGCATCGGGCCGTTGTCCTGGCGACGTAGCTGCGGACGGCTCATGACCCA